ACAGATTTCAGCGGCTTTTGTCTCGGCGCTTTTGGCCTGTGCTTCCAGTTGCTGAATCCGGGTTTCGGCTTCGGCATACTTCTCCTTTGCTTGCGCGAGGTCGTGGTTTAGCTGCTTTTCCATTTCATGGGCAGCCTTCAGATCATTGGTCAGGGCAGTGATGCGGCCATTGGCTTCTTCCAGCATTTGACTGGCTGCACCCAAGTCGCCCCGGACCGCTTCGATCTCTTCGAGCGATTTGGTGTGGGCTCCAAGAAGGTTGGTATAAGCCTCACGAGCATCCGCAAGGGTGTTCAGTTGATCTTCGGTTACGAACTTCATGCCCGTGGTTTCTTGTCAACCGTGCGTCGGACTAACTCGGCATAAGTATCGCCGTAAGTGCCCACATGATCGACGAGGTTCGCCTCCTTGGCCTTGCGACCGATAAAGGTCTGTCCACGCATAGCATCCGGTCCAATGTTGCGGTGCTTCATGATGTGGTCGCGGAACTGAGCAAAGTACTCATCGACCATTTCCTGGAGGTGGGCGCGATGCGCATCTGTAAACGATGGTGGCCATGTGGCATCCTTCAGGTCGCCCCCGGTATGGGTTATGTAGGCCGGCTTCCATCCCTGCTGTTCCCATTGGCCCGAAACGTCCACCAACGGCAGAATTGTGCCAATGCTCCCAACCTGTGCCGAGGGAGCCATGGCGATGAAGTCGGCTCCGGCTGAAAGAGCGTATGCTGCCGAGGCTGCCAGTTCATCAATCCAAACAGCTTTCGGAGCTTTGATACGGGCCAACAGGTTTGCCGTCTCGACATTCCCCGCCGCCATGCCCCCGGGTGAGTTCACATGAAAAAGGAATCCTCGGGCACCATCCTCCGCCGCGATCTGGACCTCATCCTCGATCTGCTCATAGCTGGTGTTTCCACAGGAGCGTTCGATCTGGCTTAGGTGCCGCCCCAAGGTTCCCGTGATGTGAACATGGGCGATGCCGTTATTGTCGATCTCGGCATCTGGTCTCGGGTTCACAAACGGTGAGAGATCCAGATTGCCAGCCTCAGCGAAAATCCGGCTCTTAACAATCTGGTGCAGGGCAAGCCAGCCGTCGCTGGTAATGTTCCATGCGGACCTGTATAAGGCGTTGGTAATGTGGGCGAGTCTCATGACTGAAAGTGGGACGAGGGGCAGGAATCGAACCTGCGTTGTCGGGTTATGAGCCCGACCGAATCCATATCACCCTCGCGCATCTTCCTCTTTCGCGCTGTCAACTGGTGGCTCCGTGCTAAGGACCATCTGGGTACCACTCGGCTTCCATAGCATTGAGACCGGAACCCCGTATTTTCCTGCAGCATCCAGAATTGCTCGGGCATCCTGTGCCCGGCGCTCCAGTTCCTCCCGGAAATCCATGCCAAGTTCCTGATAGTGGTCGGAGACCGTTTTTAGACCCGTCTCCACATCGGCCCGATTCTGTTGAGCCTCGCGGCCGGCGTCGACCGTAATGCGGCGGGGCGTTACCCATGCCACCTTGTTCCATCCCTTCATCGGAGGCAGGTCGCCACGGTCAATGGCATCTCCGATCACCCAGCCCCACGTCGGACGCAGGAACCGTTGAATCAGGATCAATTGCCGGTAGGAAAAGCGGCGGTCGGCCTTGGCCACAATCAACCGGACAGAGGCACCGCCCACCTTCGTTGGATCGAGGACGAACTCGTAAGGCAGCACACCCGCGCTGGAATCCCGCTTCAGATGCTCCAGGAAGCCAGTAAACACCGGACTTGGCCTGTTGGACTGAAAACTCTCCATCGACTCGCCCGGTTTCAGGGCAACCACCTTCCCGCCGACAATCTTTTGGATCGCAGTCGGATCGGTCTGTTCTGCCAATTCGCCCGTATCCGGTGAAACCCGAAAGTCGCCATCGTCCTCGAGGGTGCCTTCCTGCCGCTTGATGATCCGAGAGACATCTTGGTTGTCCTTCACCGCATGCTTCTCAAGCGCGAGCATTTCCATCTCGTCCAAGATGTGATTGATCGAGTGCTGCATGGTCGGGTGATTGCGCGCTCCGCTGGCAAATTCCGGTTCAAAGACGTGCATGACCGCGTTGGCATAAACCGGACGGTAACTCGCGTCATCCTGCTGAACCATGTACGCCAAAGGTGCTCCGAATTCATCGAAGAGCACGCCATCAATGGAATCCGGGTCATCGGCTCCGGATCCCACGCGGTGCGATTCCACAAGCTGGATGCGGGCGCGACCGAAGCGATCACGCACCTTTAGGACAAAGTATTCGCCGTCCACGTCGATGCCCCGGCAAACGAGATTCTGACACTCCTCGAAGGAGAACCGGTTGGTGATCTCGGGGCGGTTGGCCCAACGTTCGAAGTATTCCTCGGCGGTTCGGTTCCATTCCGGATCTTGCGTTTGCGCCTGCGGTCGGATTCCATCCCCAGTCGAGTAGATCGCCATGTCTCCCACGACCTCACGGGCGAAGCCGCTGTTCTTGTTCAGGTACCGACTCTTGCGCACCAACTCACGCCGGGCGTGTGGAGTCAGTTCCTTTTTGGCGTCGCTAGGCGCGGCCCCAGGAACCCGGGAACGACGGGGCGAGTAATTGGCCGCTTCGTAAGGGGAAATCGACAGAATACGTGCAATGCGCTGAAGGATCTTCACGGCAGCAGCCGCGTGTCAAATAACCATAGTTTGTTTTATTGACACACTTTTTTAGATACAAACCTTTTACTGACTTATGACAAAAAAATTAGTATTGAGTATCGTTGCCATTATGGCTTGTAAATCGTTCCTATCAGCAGAACGCTACGTAAATATAGGCGCAGCTTATGTTGAATCCATAGATAAGGTTGGTTTCACGACACAAGTTGGGTGGACTATAAACAATTCAGAAAGTTTTAATGCCGCAATGGAATTGGACGTTTCTTATTACGAAAAATATTCAATCGATGTCATTCCAGCTATGGCAAATTTCAAACTTAGTACTAACCAATCTAACAATGTAAATGCTTACCTTGGATTTGGGTTTGGTGCGATAATTGGAGACGGTCCTCGGGGTACCAGTTATGAGACTTTTGCATTACAAGGTTTAGTTGGTGCCGTGTTTGAAATTTCCGACACAGCAGATTACAAAATCGGCTATAGATATTTGTATGATCACAAACTCGATACCTACGACAACATAGGCGAGATGGGTATATCCTTTGCATTTTAATTTATTAGGTCCTCAAAGCACCCACCTTGCTATCCATAGTAAGGTGGGTTTTATTTTTCGCAATACCCCACAAAGCCCGTCGCAGAGGTCTTGAGCGGCTTTCCGTAGGTCGCTGGGGCAAGTTTCTGGAGAGCTTTCTGACAGGCCGCTATGATTGTATGGATCTCGTCAATTCGGCGCTTGGTCACGCTCGAGCCATCATTGGCATAAGCGGCTAGGGTCTTCTTCAGTTCAGCCTTCTGGGCGGCGAGGATCTCTTCGACCTCGGCTTGGGTGAACCCGATGCTATAATCTATCGCTGCCATCGGATGGTTCAACGGTGTCAACGCTCTCCCGTCCGATGATCTTGAGCATGGTCGCGCCAACGACTTGGAGACATTCGGCATCAAATAGGTGATTCGGGCGCTTTCCGATCTGGACCCACATCCATTTGTCGCCCTTCTTGATACGGTGCTCAGATTCCATGTGCAGGAGGTATTCCTCGGGGATATCCTCGGGAATTTCCCAAGGGGGACTGCCATCCTGATTTCGGCGCAAGCGCGCAAGCGTGTCCTTCAGGTTTAAGTTCGACCAGTAATGCATCCGGCAAATCAGGCCGTTGGCGACATAGACCTTGCGAACCGGAGAGTAAAATCGTTGAACCCTGCGACCGGGTCCCACTTTGTGCATAAAAGTCGGGCGATGGTCGCCCATAAGAGCTGTCCAGCCATGACTGGCACACTGCCGATATACCTCGTAGCTGTTGTAACCGGCGTCCACAAATACAAGGCTTCCATGGATTTCAAAGCGCGCCTGTGCCCGCTCAATATCCTCCCACGTAAGAGCCCGTTCGCACCATAAAAGCCGCGAAGAGCCATCGGCACCCCATGCCCGGACAACCAGCCAAAAGTGATCCATCTGTACGTCAACCGTGAGGAAGCGCAGTGGGACACATGTCAGATGATCAACCGGTTCATCCACCACAACATTTCCAGAAGTCAGGAACCCCTCCCCTGCCCACGGATCGCCCATCCGGTAGCCACTGCGGGTAATATCAGCCTTGAAGTCCTCCACATATTCCCTCCAAGGGAGTGCGAGGCGCTTCTGGTAGAACTGTTGTAGGAGTGTCGTATCGCCCTGCCTAGCGGCGGCCTTTGCCCGGAGGTATAACTCAGCCAACTTACCCCATGACATTGCACAAAGCGCGTTCCAATGAAACCCGACGTTCTCCAAGGAGGCATTTGGATTGGTGCGAACAAATCTGCCTGTGGCGTTTAATTGCCGCCGCACAGCATCCGAATCCGGGAAGTAGTGGTTGCACTCACAGCAGCGCATGGAGGTGGTCGCTCGAACCTCCGTAAAATCCCATTCTCCATCGGATCCACGGGCTGATTTTGACCACTCTACGTTTTCCCATTCAAAGGGCTGCCGGTGACCGCACTCTGGACAAGCAAATGTCCACTCGCGCATGTCGGTGGTTTCAAACTTCCGGTGGGTGTCATCATTCTCCTCGCCCCCTTGGGACATGAAGATGCACTTCCCAAGCCACCCGAACGCGGTCACGCGGGCTTCTGCTTCGGCCATGTGTCCCGTAGGCCATCTCCACGTTTCATCACCAATTAACCAGCGAATGGAGCGGCGCTGAAGGTTCGTCTTATTATGCGCCCCGAGAATCCAAAGCGTCATGCCATTGGCGAAGTGGATTGTGTGGTTGCGCTTCTTGTGCCGGTCGCGATGGAAGAGCAATTTAACCGGCTCGCATTCATCAAAGAGTTTTTGAATACGAGATTCTGACTGGTCCTTCGCGTCCTCGTCCGTCTGATCGAGCCAAAGGGTCGGTCCCGGTAAGTTTGCGATGATGTAGCAAAGCGTCAGCTCGGGCACCGTGGTCTTTGAGGACTGCACCGAAGCAAGGATCGAGACGACCTTTACCCGTGGATCGACAATTGCCTCCATCACCTCGCGCACCCAGGGAGAGTTGTCCGAGCGGAAGCGGCCCGGCATCGGCGAATACGGGATAGTGGCGATGTGTTCCTCCGCCCACTCCCAGGGAGGCCGTCGATCAGGAGGCTTTACGCCCTCCGCAAACATGCTGGCAATTTCACCGTTCATACTTCGGTCCATCCGCTGAAAAATTCGTAGGCCTGCTTGCGTGCCTCATCCAATGCCTTGGCATTGTCCTCCCGGATTCCCACAGCATCCTTGCCGCAGGAAAGCGGTGGCAACTCGTCCTCAAGGCGCTTGTGCAGGATGGCGAAGAGGCGGGCCATGCCTTCGATGATGTTTCGGCGAACCTCCTCCTTGTGCAGATAATCGCCCCGCTTGATGGCGAGCCTCAATTCGCGCTCCTCGATGTCCACCAGTAGACGCCGAGCTTTAAGCCCCTCTTGATTTGCCCCAGCAACGTCTTTCCCTCCTTTGAGTCCGTTTAACCTGACAAACTCTCGCCAAGCAGTCACATCATGCTGGCCATTCGGAAGCGGCTTCGGCGAGCCATCCATCTTTTTCCAGATGTTGACCGTTCGCCTGGTCACCCCGAGAATTTCCGCCAGTTCGACAATCGTCTTGGCGTAGGCGGTCGTCTTGGAACTGCCGGATGCCCGAGCCTCGATCAGAGCCCGCTCAGCTGTGGTCAGGGTTCTGCCCGCACCGACTTTTCGAATCAGGTTCTCAAAATCTTTGTTGAGGACCTTCTGCGCAGCCTGTTCATCAAAATTTTGCTGTTCCACATCCGGATTACTTCATGAGGAGCCAACCGGCAAATTGAAGGTGCCGGTAGACCAGTTCATAGCGGACAAATCCCACCCTTCGGAACAGTGCTTCATTCTCGGCCACGGTCTGGGGGAACATCTGACCCCGCAGGGCAGCCGACTTGTTTAGCACTTCCTGAGGACTGAGGCCATTCTCCAGCTTCATGTCCCAATAGAGCGACTGGGTCATGTCCTGAAACTCCGGAATGCTGCCGAGAACCTTCTCCACCACGAAGAAGCCGCCCCCACGCTTGAGGGAGTCATAGCATACGGACAGTACCGTTTGCTTGGCTCCTGGACGCAGAAACTGGAGGGTGTAAAGGGATACTCCGTAGTCATGCCCGCTGATTTGGGTGAGCATCGAGAGGTCACAGAAATGAACGTCCACCCCCTTGGCCTTGGCCTGCTGGATCATCGCACGTGAGTTGTCGTAGCCGATGACCTTGATGTCCTTTTGGGGATTGCGGGATTGGATTCTCAGCAAGGTCTCCCCCGTAGAGGCCCCAAGGTCGATCACCGTTCCGCCATCCTGCAGGAACCAGTCGCCGAAACTCGCCGCCAGATCCTGAATCCGATCATAGTCCGGTACACTCTTTCGAACGTGCTCATCGAAATGCGGGGCGACCTTCTCGTCGAAGACCCAGTTGCTGCGGGTTGTTTCAATGCCTTGTCCGGCTTCCATGCCGGGTAAGCTGGTGTCAACGATCAGCCCGGTAGCATCATCAGTTCCTGATCAGTTACCCGAACCGCCCCGATGCCGTACTGGGCGTACATTCCCCGTGTCATGGGATTGCTCTCCAGACCGAAATATCCGCCTTTCCCGTACTTTGGGAAAATGCGGTTTTTTAGCAGATGCTCCTTGATCTGGTGTGGCCGGGCGCTGATCTCCGCGAAGTAGGCATCCATTGGCGACCAGTCGGTTTTCTCCGCGATCCGCTGAAGGGTGGCTTCTCGGTACCGGTCTGGCCGGGCGGTGATGAGAATAACCTGATGCGGGCGCAGTAGATCGACCAGCCACTGCCGATACTCCTCCTGTTCAATCTGCCGGATGAAGGGTCGGATCGGTGGCGTGCCGTGCTTCGGTGAATTGCCCACAAGGGTGTAGTTAAGATCCAGAAGATAAATCATTGCATTGCCGATTGAGGATTGACGGAACTTGGACGAAGGTGGATTTTCAATCGTGTCTCAAAGGCGGTTACCGCCTCATTTACCAAGCCCATTCGGGTGCCATCCGGGTATGGCAGATCAAATTCAAATTCAAGAGCCGCCCTGAGCCGATCCCTTTCGACTGGCAGGGCGTGGGCGCATGTAGCGGTGATGTTATTACTCATCTCTCTTACTTTGACGGAGCGAAAGAAGGGAGTCCAGAGCTGATGGAATTCATTTTGCGTGTGGTACTTTTGGACCTTCGGTTTATCCTGAAAATCCCCGATCCGGATACCGGTCTCGTAGTCCAGACGGAAGGCGATATTTGCGGAGTTGGACTTGTTCAAAAAGGCTTTCCCGTTTACCTGCTTCCAGCCGGTTTCGCTCACACTGGAAGCGCAGGCATACACCTTTGTTTCAGGACGGCAAAGCGCCTGGAGGATAACCGCAATGTGCTCGCGATCCGATAGAAACGGTACGGAGTTGAGGACACTCGCCAAAAAGATCGAGGTCCATTCCCTCCCCTCCTCTACCGCCTTCAAGAACTCCTTGCAGATGGCGAGACTCTTCTCCTTGTCGATCTCGGATCGGGTGATGTGGTAAGGCTCAAAAGCCGCCACCTCAAATCCAGCCGCCCGGAGTATCTTGGTTTCAGTCAGATGTCCCGCTCCGAAGTCCAGGATGCGAGTGCCGTGTTCGCGGATCCATGCCGCATTCTGCTTGGCGTTGAAGATATCAAAGGTGTGACAGGGTCGCGAACCATGAACAGCAAAGATGAAGCCGTTGCCTAATTCCTCCCGGACGCGACGGGCACGCCTGAATGAGTTGTAGCGCAGGAGGTCGTCGTACCGGCTCTCCACATCAAAATCCATGGAGAGCAGATTCATCATCGCTTCTGCGAAGGCTGCTTCCGCATCGGAGACATACACCACCGGGGCGGTCTCAATGTTCTTCTCGGCGAGCATTTCCAGTCGACCAATCCCGTTGATGACCGTTCCGTCGCCCTTGCAAATAATCGGCATGAGGATGCCATGGCGATGAAGGGTCCGGGCAAGGTTCTTGGCATACTGCATCCAGCGGTTGGAATTTGTCCGGCACAGTTCATTCACACTGAGCTGATTCGGGGTGAGGCATCGAATAAACTGGGGAGAATCAACCGCCTTGTCGGGAATGGCCTCTGCCAATCGGTGGACATCAAGGGCTGCCAGTTCGCGCGTGACCTTCTGCGGGGTGCTGTTCCAATCAAAGTCATTGGTCGCCCGATTGAAGACGATGTTCAGCGCCTTGCGTTGGGCCAAGTCCATCGGACGCGTCCGGAACACCGGCAGCGCTTTAGCCCCCATCCTAGTGGCCACCAGATGGCGCTGATGCCCGGACAGAATCTCCCCATTTGCATCAGCGAAGATCGGTGCAAGGAAACCGAGTTTTCGAAGGGAGAGCTCAATCAGATCCAGTCGCTCGGGATCGGCACTGCGTGGATTATAAGTGCTCGGTTTAACCGCCTCAATATCTTCCAGTGCGAGGTGTCCAGCACGTGGCCTAGGGCCAGCGCCTCTTAATGGTTGCAAAGCCTCTTTGCTCATATGCCCAACCGTTTCTTGAGTTCTTTCAACACGGATTCCTTGTCGAATCCCACTTCCTGTTTCACGGAATCAATCCAGGTAAGGTAGTCCTCCTGAGGCAGTTTGAAGCGGTACAGTCCAAGGGCAATGGTTACGTCGCCCTTCTCCAAATTCTCCTCCTCGTTGACGGCGTCCTCCGGCTCCGCTTCCATGGGCCTTAGAAGGCTCTCCAAATCCGCATCCTCAAAACCGGTCAGGAGGGTATCGAATCCATCCACCTTGAGGTCATTGACCACGGATTCGAGAGAATTCAGGTCCACGGTCGCCAGTTCCGCGAGACGGTTGTCAGCAATGAGCACCGCCATCTCATCGTTTTCGCTGGCAAAGTCCTGATAGTCCACCGGCACCAACTTCAGCCCAAGATGCATCGCCGCGGCGAGTCGGCCATGGCCGGCCACAATGTGTCCTGAAAGTTTGGACACAGTTATTGGGTGGCGGAATCCGAAGTAGCGGATATTTTTTGCCAGCAGGTCAATCTGCCGCGACGGATGCGTGTTCGGATTGCGCGGGTTGGGCGTCAACTCATCCACCGAAACCAGCTTGTCGAAGCTGCACCAGACTTCGATTCCATCAGCAAGGGATTTGGCTTTGATCGCGGCATTTCCATTCATGCCAAAAAGGCCGGTGTCAATTACGTCCCTCCTAGCCTCGCGCATCGAGGTGCGTTTCAAGATCGGCTAGGGCAGCTCGAACATTGCCTTTGCATCCCGCTGCTATTCGGGCGGCAACTTCATCCGTCGCACCCCACCCCTCCATGAGAAAGTCCCGGATTTCATCCGTTTCCGGAGCAAGCAATTTAATCGCCTGGAAGCGGGTCTGAAAGCGTTCGGTCAGGTCGCCCAGATTCAGGTTACTTGTCCCGATGAAAGCCCGTCCTGCGGGCAGCTTGTCCAAGTAGGACAGAAGCAGATCCTGAGCATCCCTTGAGCAGCGATCCAATTCGTTGACCAGTTTAACCGTCCACCCCGAATACAGACTCCCGTAATGCAGCTCGCGCATCCACCCCTTCACCGTCTCGATGGTGACCAGTTTCCCGTTGGTCTCCTCGATGCTCCAGCGGGAATCGCTGAGGCAATTGGCCAGCATCTCAGCGATCGTCGTCTTGCCCACTCCGGGCGGGCCATAAAGGAGCACCTTGATCGGGGCGCGTCCATTGACCTTGGCCACTTCAGCCTTGGCGAGCAGTTTCCTGGCAACAGGTCCGGCCGGCCCAATTATCTCGTCTGGGCCTTTGGGTCTCCACGACAGCGGAGGACAACCCAACATGTTCGGTGGGACCTTCATATCAGTCCCGCCTCCGAAAAGGAGTAGTACCCGATATTGCAGGGGTCGGCATCCTTGTCCCCGACAATGAGGTGGTCAAGGAGGTCGATTTGCATGGTCTTGGCCGCCTCTTTCAGTTGTCGAGTGGCCCGGATGTCCGCCTGACTCGGGGCAGGATCCCCGCTGGGATGGTTATGGGCCACGATCAGGGCTGTCGCATTACAGAGGATTGCCGGGCGGAGCACCTCCCGCGGATGAACCAGCGAGGCGGTGGCCGTTCCCTTGGTGATGGCTATGCGTCCGAGAGCACGGTTCTTGCGGTTCAACGGTATCACGAAAAACCATTCAACGGTGGGATCCGGATCGAACGCTCCCTCCATGTATTGAAAAACCCGCTCCGGGGAGTCTACCACCATGAGCGGGCCTGATTGCACGAGCTTGTACTTGAGGGAAGCCTCGTAGATTCTCATGCGCCCACCTCTCGACGCTCGTGCGCCCAACCGTCACGGCTGATCTTGCAAGAGAGTGTGTTCATCGGAATGTTCAATTCCTTGGCGATATCCTTGGGTCGCCTGCCCGACATATAAAGCGCCTTGGCCGCATCCCAATCCCTCCGTCGGGGACTGCCTCGCGTCTGAAATGGCGTCGGCTCCGGCGCCGCTTCCTCTTCATCGCCCTCTGACTGGAAGGCATCGTAGCGCTGCGCAGGTGGCGTCGGAATAGCTGGCCGAATCTCGGGCACTCTCGCTCCGGGCTGTCCTAAGATTTCCGCTACAATCTCTCGGATCAGCGGGACGGGGATTTCAGTGATCGAGAAGACCAGTCCGGTTAGGCTGGCTCGGCCCAGTTGATCCTTGAGGTGCTTTATCGCCGCCCCCCGCGTTCTCCCGAGATAGCGGCCCTCAAACAGGGTCTTATCGCCCTCCTCGCATACGATCCAGTATAACTTATCCATGGTGTTGTTCCTTTCGGTTTAGGTTGTTCTTTTTGGGGTTGTTCCCCATATCCTGTGGCTCCACCCAGCGGAGCAGGTGTCCCGGTGTTTCGGTCACCAGTCCCGTCCGTTTCAACGTCCCAACCAGTCGGGTGTAGTCATCCAGTGTGACCTTCCCCATCAGCAGGGCATAGAGTTCGCCGGAGGGCACTTCGCCCGCGTGGCGGATGATTTCAGCGAGGGCCTTGAGTGCCTGGAAAGCGGATTCCAGTTGGTCCCTCAGTTCAGTGTTTGATGGTCCTGTTGCCATCTTATCACTCTGCCAGATTGGTGACAAAATCAAAGAGTAATCGTCGTCAATCTGTCGTTATTTTCCAACGACACTTTACTCTGGAATTGGGTGCTCACTCTGGCAAAGTTATGATCGGAAAAACCTGACAACGTAACGAAAGGAACACATGATCGACCTACTGAACATCCCACCAAAATTCCCACTCGGGAGGCTCCTCGCCACACCCGGTGCCATCGGTCTCGGGATCAACTTCGCCCCCTACATTAATCGTCACGTCCGGGGCGACTGGGGAGACGTGGATAGCGAAGACTGGAAGCACAACGACGCTTCAATAGCGGAAGGAACGCGGATTGTCTCCGCCTACCAGACCGCCGCTGGGCGTATCTGGATCGTTACTGAGGCAGACCGGACAGTGACCACCGTGCTGCTGCCGAGCGAGTATTAACTCAACCTGAACGTTTAGCTTAGGCGCGACTTGATAACATTCTCGATTCAGCGGTGATGAACTTTCAAAAAGACTCGGGACCACGCCTTTTGAGTTCTGCTTGCTGCAGACGTTCCTCAATCGGCCATCTTGCAAATGCCAAGAAGAACAACATTACAATATTCAAAAGAGGAACCAACATCGTAATGCCCATGATAAAGGGGTATCCAGCTTTCTTAAAAATCAAACAAAACGGCCAACAATACAAAGCAATAAAGAGCACCGTCAAAATGAGTGCTTCTGGTCCCCCAATACCCTGAAGAAATGCCAATAAATTCATGTTCATGATGCAGCCTGTCTAATATTTGTCGAATGTAGATAAACAACTGGGCTTTTCAAAAAGCGTTTCCACGTGTGCAGCAAGCACAAAGCGAAAAGTTTTCCAACCTTGAAAAGCAGATAGCCTACTACCTCATTTTTGTGGGAAATGAAAAAATCCCGATGTCTCTCAAACCGACCGGTCTGATAAGGGACCCAAAATTTGTAAAAGACTGGCAAGTAGACTTCTAAACACCCCCTCCCGGAGGTCGTTCGTGCAGGCCGTCAATCGGCTCGGTGGCCTTTGTTTGCTGGCCATCCGGTGTGCCGCCCTCAATTTCTAGCACACGGTCGTGTAGTTTTTTATGAATACATATGATAGGTTGCAAATCGGTCATCAAAGTACGGATGGTGTCAACACTTGCGGTGCTGAGCCAGTCGTTCTCCTGGAGCTTCCTCCAAAATGTCATCAAGCGCAGGACGTGCAGTTGCGCCTTTTTCTTTCCGCGATCGGCCTCAGGCATGACCATGTCGTCCTCTGTCGCGAGGCGATCAAGAATGATGGATTTTGCCAACCGACGGGACGAAATCGGCGTGCCCTTATTGGCCTCTTGTTCGGCAAGGCTTAACCACTTTCTCTGCTCCTCTACATCCTTAATCGGAGCAACCTTGCAATGCACCTCGAACGGCAAATTGTCCTTGCGCAAAGACAATTGAACTTTGCGAGACACGGATGCGTAATTGCGCAGCGTTTTATTCTCCAGACCCGTGATCCTCATCGCTTCGGTGTACGTGTCGCCCCAATCGCCCCTACCCTTGCCATAATTTAGCCAATCACCGATGATGAAACCCATGGAGCGGCCGGCTTTTCCAAACTTTTGGCCAAGGGTCGCCCATTCGTCACGGCTGATGTCGCCCTTGAAATCAATCCCAAGAGGACTCACAACGTACTGTGAATTGTCAATAGGCATCCTTTCGATGACAGTTTCGGGCACGAAGCTCATACCGTTTACGCGTTGTCAACTGGCGCATTCCCAAAGCGGGTTTAATTCCAAGGGATTCAGTGAACTCGACGCATCTTTTTGATACCGCCGCCCGGGTCACACCATGGCGCCTTGCGATCTCTGCCATGCTCTCCCCGCTGTAGTGCATATTGGTGACAAGCGAGAAACAGTCCATGGATAGACGGATGTTATCCTCCGATTCAATCAGGGCGACCAAGCGACGAAGAGCCGCCCATAGAGCTTCCGTATCCACCGCGGTGGTGTCGCTGTCCACGGTGTCAATCGCCTCATATCGTTCCGAATCCCTGACGGCGGCAGCCCGCTCGATGTATGTTTCCTGATCCGGCTTACCTGTTCGGTAGGTCGGTTTATCCGGACCGGTGATACCCAGCTTGGACATCTCCTTACGCTGGGCTGCGGTGAGGGTTTTCCAGGCTGCCTCGTACTGGGCGTCCCGGATGCGTTGCTGTTCTGCATATTCATTCATGACCTTGGGTTCGGGGAGGGTTGTTTTCTTGCCGGTAAAAGTTGATTGGCACTCAGGATAATCTCGCGGGCATACCACCAGATCCATTCCTCGACCTGCCATGCCGCTTGCGCGGGCGTGGAGGCAAAAACCACCGGAACGTCGAATCGAGCCTCGATGGTGGAGAGCGTCGCCAGAACACTCTGTGGCTTGATAGCGCTGCGGTACTGGCCGGCTTCGATTTCGAGGCGTGTACCGACAATGAGAAGGCGCTTAAAGCGGAATCCCCGGAGCCGGTGCAGTTCACGGTAGAATCGTTCCCGGTTGCTGCCGACGCAGCAGCTGACAAGATCCGCCACACTCTTTCGCTCAATGGCAAATTGCTGCTCTGCCCCGGCAAAAGAATAATCGCCACTCTGGAGCGTACCCTGTTCAGTCGATAAACGAGTGAAGCGCAAAGGTGCCTGTTCACGGGTATCGATGATGGCGACTGGTTTGAGGTCAGCCAAACGTGCCAGGGTTCGGCGGGCTGGGTATGGTTTTAAAGTCTGGTTCATGAAATTAAAACTGGAAAGGTGACAGGTGACAGAACGTTCCCCCTAAAGGGGTTTTTGGCATATTGGCATATATTCATCCAAGCGGGGCATATAGCGCCATCGCTAGCGCGCGCTATAGTAGCCCCAATCCAGCTTGGTTCCGCAAAGGTGACAGAATTGAATTTGGATTTTGTCATTTGTGTCATGTATTGAAGCGAAGCCGCTCCTGAGGCGGACTTTTAGGTGACAAAATATCGGGCCGAGTTGTGTCAGGTACCCGACGGCATTGAACACTTCTACCGTTCTTCTGGGTCTCTATGAACTGGCCCAAAAGAGCCTGTGCTTTCAGGCGTTTGAAGGTCCTTTCCGAAATGCTGAATTTTTCGACGCAGAGTGCCTCCCAATCAGACACTGTCAGTGTTCTGTCACCTAACACTTCAAGGATGTTATCGACAGTAGCCTCAGCGGTTCTTCCGGGCGAACCGGGAACTTTTAATTTCAGATCCAACTGATCATCACGCTCCCACATCGGAAACTTCCAGCGTAGCCCTACAGGCTTCACCGGCTTAAACGAACGGGCAACAAATTCCATCTTTACCAAGGGGAATTCCTCTGTGGAATCAGCGAGTTCACGCATGCCGCAGATCAGGTCAGGATCGCGACCGAAAACTCCCGTTCCACTGGCAAGGTCGATAACATTCTTGTGTGAACTGTCGCCCTTAGTGAAGTGGTGACTGATGATGACTGCGCTCTTCAGGGAACTGGCAATTTCTTCGATATGGGAGAGCAAATCAGAAACGCCCTCTGTGCCGATCTCATCAGCGCCGCCACTGAGTTTATACCATGGGTCGATTATGATCAGTCCGATTTCATGAGTGCGACAGTACTCGAGAAGTGCACCCTTGAGTCTTTGCATGCTCAAGCGTTGTCCGCGCAACTGCCAGATGTGGAAATCATCCATGTTCCAGATCCCGGCAGCTTCCATGATCAGTCTTTGGCGCATAGGCGCTTCATGCGGGAGTAATTCAAGGTCAAGATAGAGCACGGGAACTTTCGTGGTATCAAAACCAAGCCATGTACGTCCTCCTGCCACGCAGGCGCCAATATGTAGAAGGAGCCATGTTTTGCGGGCCTTTGAAGAAGCCGAAACCAGCATCTTGCCGCCTCGATACAGCATGCCATGAATGATCTGCTGCGGAGGCTTAATGAGGCCTTCTTTGAGTTCCCGGTCAATATCTCCCCAGGGCCGTGGCGGCGGCAGTCCGTTCCAAGGGTCTGTGGTATTTGGCGGCGGCAGTTCTGTTTCGATGTCAGTACAGATGCGGCTCATGGCGAAATCCTTCGATAGAATTGAGTTACAGGCATGGAGACATCCGGATCGGCTTCCCAATCGTCGATGTGCACACTAAGGAAATCGCGAAGGTCCTTTACGGGTTTACCGTCGTCGCGGCGTAGCCCCTTGAACCGATAAAGCTGAACCACGCGACAGTGCTCATTTAATTGATCTCGCCAACGACGAGCACCCATGATCCCGGGATCATCAGCATCACAGAAAATAAGAACGGATTTCCCCGAGAAGTGCTCAAGGGCGAGTGGATGTATCCGCGAGGATGCCCCGAGCATAGCGCAGACAGAGGCAACCTTCTGCACGCCCTCCGAAACCAGCAGGTGGTGAGCAGCGAGAAAATCCGAAACGCCTTCAGCCATAATGACTAGGGGTCGCTCGCCAAAGTCTGCACAACCAACAGGCCACGTGCCGCAACCAAGCGTTCGTGACTTAGTTTCTGAACCCGATGATAGCTTTAAAGGCGTACCATCCAAATTTCTATCTGCACGAACATATCGCGATGAATCCGTTACAACAAAACGACTATGATTAATCCACAATTGTCCGCGATCCGAGGCGAGTTGTAATCCTCGCAAGCCAATTTGAAGGTTTCGGCAAATGGTGACTAACGCACGATCAGTAGGCACCGTGAGATCCGACCACTCAAATTTCCGCAATGCGCGCTGTGATGGCTTTTTAACAACATCGCAAGGCAGGACCTCAACTCGACCCCCAAAGCATCTCTCAGCCCACTCCAGAGCCTCTGAGAATCCTATCCCACGCGCGGCCATGATAAGGTCCAGAGGACCGCCCTTCTGACCAGTGGCGTGATCGAGCCAGATGCCTGACGAAGCATCAATTGCAAGGCTCGTCCCGGGCTCCCCCTGAACCGAACCGGCCCGGTAGTGGCTTCCCGTCAATCGCGCCCCCGGCAGAAGGACGGTAACCCAGTCCTCCATACGGGAATGTAGTGACGTTTTAATACGCTCAATATGGTACGTCGTCATCGTCGTTGACTCCCGTATCAAATCCATTGCGTAAAGCAGGTGTGCCTTCAGGTTGAGCTGACCCGATGCGGGCAACAACACTGCCGGAAGACTCATCATTAGACGAGAGCTTCCAACAAACAAGGTTCACAAAGTAGCGTCCTTCGTACTCATTACCGCGCAGGTCAAAGTTTACCTGAACCGGTTCTCCGACTTGGAATTCGTCGAGACGGGAGCATCGCTCCTTGAGCAATTCGAATTTGATTTGCTGCGGGTAGCGATCATCTGTTTGGACAACAAACTCGCGCTTCGAGAAGCCGCTTGGGAAGGTTTGTTCTGGAAAGATTTCAAGAAGCGTGCCTGTGATTGATAGTTTTTCTGACATAATTATTCGATGATGTTTGATTTGGATTGCTGACCACGGTGGCGCGGCCAGGGGTGATTGAATTTCAATGTGCGCCAAAGGGCGCCGAGACGGAGGTGCTGCGGGAGCGCCTCGATGGTGCGTGCCTGCGCGGGCGAGAGCCGACGTCGCAGAATGGCGCGAGTGGTTCCGTTGAGCCGCATGGGTTCAGCGAATTTGAATGTTCTGCCGCTCCTCAAGGACGGCCCCTGCCACTTCGTCGCCGCCCTTTAAGTCCTCCTTAATGAGGGTTAGGTTGGGCTCGCGCTTGATGCGGACGTATTCATCGGGAAGCTCCTCAGGGGCGACCGTGAGCTTGACGCCTTGGGAGCGCCGCCACCCGATCGTGGAACGGGTATCCTTGAGCTTTAGACCGGGCTCGATGAACTGCTCCAGGTAGCGGGTCAGCCACTCCACGGTGCGCTCTGCTGCCTGCTGACGCTTCGCAAGACGGGTCTTCTCGGCCTTTAGGGCCTCGGCCTCCGCCCGGTGGTTTTTAATCATCGCGGCGATGTTCAGGGCTTTTGTGTCGCGCTCATCCTCGATCCGGGACAACGCTTGCTCGATCCAGTTGAGGGCATCCTCGGTGGTGATAGGCGCTCCCTCTGGGCCCTCGGTGACGTCCCCGGACAGGACATCGGCGACCTTTTCCCAAAGCTGCTCAATTTCGAAATAAGTTTCGTACAGTCGCATGATCAGGACTCCTTCTGGGCGAGTTTGGCCTTGAGGAAGGCAACGGCCTTGCCGGCCTGCTCAGGGGTCAGGACATTGATATCCCGCAGCTTCCACCGGGTGAGCTGATCGTTATTCCAGCCGCCTTCGCGGATGATTTTGACCAGTTCGGTCAATTCCGGCGCTGGCGCGTGCTCGCTGTCGTAGACGACCTCGGTTTCCAGAGGCGCTTGTTTTGATTGCGATTGCGCGGGCACAGTCTCCAGCGGTTCGGCTGAATCAAGCCATTTTGCCAACTGTCCGCCGGTCTCCTCAGTGATCTGGAAGATGCGGTCGGTGAACAACCCGGTGCGGTCCTTCGAGGTGGCCGCGTTGTGGGTCAGGTCGATGTCGAAGACGGTCGTGAATTCGTACTCGACGCCGTCGCGCATGATGGGGGCCAGCCCGACCTTCTTGGGCAGTGCCTTACCCTTGCCGTCTTGCTCGATCACATAGTCGATCTTGGAGCGCAGGCAGCAGATCACGTGAATCGGCGACTGGAGCACCGCATTGAGGATGCCCTTGAACTGGCGACCGGCCTCATTCCAATTCATGAAGGAGTTGCCGCCACGGCGATCCAGCTTGTCCTTGTACTCGAGGATGCCTTCCCAGAAGTGGCTGGCACTGTCGATGATGACCACATCGTATCCGGCGGAGGCAGCAGCCTCGATGGCTTCAACGAACTTCTGATGGTCAAACGGTGGGGCGATCTCGCAGACATCGAAGTCGTAGCGGTCACTGTAGAGGGACGCGCTGCCGTTCTCGGTGTCGATGAGGGCGATCTTCCCGTCGGGTCCGGCAAGGCCTCGGGCGAGGCGGATGCTGGAGGTTGTTTTGCCGCTGCCGGCTGGGCCGGTGATGGCGGTCTTGAGTTTGATTCGCTTACGCGAGGCTTTCTTGAACACGGTACTATCCTTTATTTTGAGTTTGTTTTGTTGAATGGCACCGGGGACCTCCCCCGATGCCGGGAAAGGTCAGCGCCCGTTACGGGCTAAAATTTCTTTGCGACGCTCCTCCGCCGGATCGAAGGTCTCATATCGGCGAATCTCTTCGAAGGTTACCCGGAAGGGGCGGAATCCCCGCAGCGTCTTGATCTTCTTGTCCCGGATCATCCGGCGGATGGTCTCGGGATGCAGGCACCATCGGGCGGCTAACTCATCGACGGTGAAGACTGCTTTGAGTATCGGTTCAGTAAGAGATCCGGGAAAGGTGGATACGGTTCCGAGTTCGGGTTTTTGCTGTGAGTGGGTGTAGTTCTGCATTTAGCCTCCTTGTTGGTGTCAACAACCGGAGGCATTTCCGGATTTGGCCGAAAAAAAGGGGCTACCTGTGACGGTAACCCCTGATTATCAATGAGATGTAAAAATACGGATATTTCCGGAAGATTTCCGGAAAGTCTTCTAAGTCTGCTCCTTTAGTATGGTGAGCAGTTCATCCCGAATCGCTGGCCAAGTAGCTTCATCTTGAGCCTCCAATGCATCGATTACTTCCCGAAGCAAATCTGTCTCATTCGAATCCTCGGTTGCTCGTTGATGCAGCATGTAGTCCTCGTTAAATCGTTCCAGCTTTCTAGTGCCGAGGCCTTTGCGACGAATTTGCAGCAGATCGAACAGTGTCCGGTAAATACCGCCTCGGTCGCGGTAGCGCTTGAGCTTCTCATTAAACGTTGAATTGGCGACATCGAGCATTCCAGCGGCCGCACTGACCGATCCCGCTGCCATTATCGCAAGTATCCAGTGGAAGTACTCAGGTTCCACCTTGCGGGCAATACTGATGAAGTGGCCGGCCAAGTCTTCTTTGAGCACAGTATTTTCCGTCTGTAGATTGCGGATTCCCTTATCGAGTAGCGCCAGCTTCTCCTCAATCATCGCAAGGAATTTGCGACCATCCTCTTCACGCGCCACATCAGGCGGGAGCAATGAACGCTTAAATGTAAGCCATTGGGCCTGCGCACCGCTACTCCAATCCAGACTACGCGGGCTCAAGGTAAAGCTGTGCTCAATCTCATAACAATTCCATCCCACTCGATAAACAAAATCCTTTAGATCGGCCTTCCCGTCGTAGGAACTGGCCAGGAGGATGATTTGCCGAGGACCGCGGACATTCAGAAAGCGCATTAATATCTGCGGCAGATAGCCTGGATTAAGACCGCCCACGAGTTTTACCTCCATTCGGTCTTTCCCGAGGGTCATCTTTCCGATCGGCAAAACATTTGGCTGCGGCGGCTCCGACCGGTCCGGCTCCAGTTCCAGCAGGCGGGCAAGTTCCAGACGGAAACGCGCAAAGTTCGGATGATACTGAACGAGTTCCTCTGGGGCAAATGGGCGGCGGTCGCAGCGTCCCTCATCGCACACACCGACGAAGGAACCGTCCGCATGCTCGACAATCCGGTAATGGCAGTGGGGGCTCCTTGCACAGCCGAATGTCTCAGACCGGCGACCGGATGGAATCAGCCACGGCTCGATCTCGGAAAATCGCTCTTTCAGTATTCCTTGCCACTGATCGCGTCGGAACGCATGACCGATGCACTGGTCAATACACTGAAAAACGGAATTCATTTTGTTTGCTGCCATATGTTTGTCCTTTCTCGATAAATCCTCGCCGACCGAGCCATTCCTCGACCACCACGGCGTCCTCATCGCGGCTGTAGAGAGCGACATTGGTCGGCTTCAAGGTGACTGTTCGCGGGGTTGGGTTGTCATCAAAGCGAATGCGAAAGCTTGCCCGCTTGAGATTCCATTTTTCTGAAATCCCGTTTTCTGCATATCGGAGATTTTCGAAAAGGTTAACTGCCTTGCGCACCGTCAGTTCCTCCACGACCTTTTTCTCAGTAAATTGAAGCTCGGTCAGCCGCACCCACTGGATTCCTGGGACATCGGTCACATTGAGGGCGGCCTCCCCCATCTCGCGCAAGGGTTCCAGGCTGTATTTGCCCGCCCCGCCAAAGTAATGATCCCGCCCAAACAAGTAGTATCCGAATTGCTTGCGGTACTCGCTGCGGAGCTTCTCGGTGCGGGCATTGATGCCGAGTTCCTTCGTCAACTGGTTGTACACCACCAGATCATAGGTTTGGGGGCGAAAGGTCACACTGCCGCTTTCTCCGTTTTCCAAGGTCGCCTCGCGCCGGTACAACTCGCCGTGGCAGATGAGAAACCAGATCTCGTTGAGCCGGGGATAGACCTGCACGCGCGTTCCGGGTCCCTGCCCGCGTTCCTGAAAGAAGATATCCAAGGCATGTTCCAGCGACCGCAGAGTGCGCTCGGTTGGCTCATTGGGCTCATCGTCCTCAATCGAGCTAAAGTACTCAAACGACCGCACCCGCAGCATTGCCAGCTCCGCATGTCGCCGCATCAGGGACTCCGGATCCTCGAGCCATAGTCGCAGTGCGAGCTCCATCCGCGTCAGCCCCTCCTCGGGCGATATGCCGCGCTGTCGGGCCTCATCCATTAAAATGTCCTCCGCCGCCGGGACGGCCATCTCCTTGATGCAAAACAGCGCCTCCGTTAGACCGCGTGGGGTATCCGGCCCGGGATTCATTAAAATGCGGCTGATCTCATCAGTGTCGGGCGCGCCGCCCCACCCCAATCCGCAATGCTCAAAGTAATCGCGGAATCGTTCCAAAAATCGCCAGAGCAGGGCCGGCCGAATGCGCGCAAGGGTTTGCGCTCGTGTGAATAGGGATGCCTGAAGTGTCGCCATGAGTTCGCATAATCAATAAAAAGCGCGCCTTCCTTCTGACACTCTGCTCCGCCGGCCAGATTAGCGGGGCTGGCCTCCCATAAGAGACCGCATTCCCACACGGAAATCGGGTGGAGAGTCACCTGCTCCACCAGCGGCAATCACCCTCCTGTACCGGGGCGCTCCGGCCAACAAAGAATCAATCGCGAATCCAGTTGAAACGATTAACCATCCGCCATGGCAAGCACAAATAGGTGAAAACTTGTTCACCCCAATAAATTTCCCCGCTTCTTTCGCAACAGGATAAATGGACAAGGAATCAAGGTTAATGAGTTTTTCTGGACTGTTTTTTGTAAATCGCGATGCGAACCACGCAAAATAACTTGCATCTCACAGCGGACTATTTAGTAAATGATGAATGCTTTCTGGCAACCGATTAAAGAACTCAACGCATGCGCGTCTGCTCTAGAATCTTCTTCATTTAAAGTAGTAGTTATTTGGTCTTAGCAGAAGCTCGGGTAGAAAAATCAAGGATCGAGGTCATAGATATGGATGAAAAGAGCAGAAACCAGCCTGCGACAGGACGTCAGAAAGAGTTATTAAGTCGCTGCGGAGTAAACTTTGCAGAGGGCATCACGAAGGGGGAAGCTTCGGATTTGATAGGAAAGATTCCAGCCTGGGATAGCTCGAAAGATATACTGGATGAGCATGGGGTTAATTATGCAAAGGGGATAACAAATGCTGAGGCAGACGAATTAATCCGAGGATTGAAGGCTACCAAAGAACAGAGAAAGATTTTAAGATTCTTCGGCAAGAAGGTTCCGACTAATTTGCCCTACAAGGTCGCCAGCGAAATAATCAATGCGATCCCAGAAGACGAAATGGATAAATATCATGCAAGAGAAGATCGCTTGGATGACATTGAGTGTGCTCGGGAATCAATAAACCACTGCCGAGAAGAATTTAACAGTAAGTCGATTCCAAAGAAGTTGTTTACTGAGATATACGAAGAGCTTGAGGGACGCGGCCACAGCCTTGAGCAGATAGAAGAAATGGAAAAGGAGATATTTGAGATGGCGATAAAGCGAAGGCCTGAATTAAAGAAAACGGAGAGTCCAAGGAAAAGAGTTCAAAGCAGTGGATGCTTGGTAATATTAGTACCCTTTCTGGCAGTTGGCCTGGCGTTCTTATTCGGAAGTTTGCTATATGCTTCAAAAACGTCTGATGAGTTACTGGAGGAACTCCGTGATCTTGAAGAGAATTGGGAAAAATATCAAGCCAAGGCAGACACCGATGCAAAAGTTAAGGCGGAGCTGCAAATTGCTAAGGAAAAGAACAAACCTATAATAGGGATGTTGGGATCAGAATATGTAGAGAGATTTGGGAGTCCGGACGACAAGAAGGTTACCAAAACTGAGCACGGAACCCACACTATGTTTATCTACAAGAAAAATGGTAAAACAATTCGATTTGTTCATCTTAAAAACGGAAAGGTTACTGGTTACACAGATTATTAAATTATACAAAATTACATGAACAAAGCGATATCGAAAATCTTCGGTTATTTAGTGGCTATATTCAGTGTGCTGGTTTTTGCCTCTTTATTTCAATATGGTTTTGGAGGTTACGAAAATGGCGTTAAATCTCCGAATGACACAATGACAGGGGATGTTTATTTGGATGTGGGCCTGATGCTTGGGGCCTACATTCTGGTGATTGGTTTTGTTTGTACCGTTATTGCCATCAAAGAGCATCTAGAGCGGATTGAATACATACTGACGGCTCTAGCCCAATCCCATCAGGAAGATAAGAAAACATCTGAACCGTTCCAGTGAAACTTACTTAACAGATAGTCCAATACAGAACAAGTGAATGCTTTCAACCCGGATTCATGCTCAGCGTCAAACAACTCTTTCTTGCCGATGGGCTGCAATGCCCGGCCGAGGAAATAAAACTCGTTCGCCATGTTGATCACTTAAATCGATCCATTCGTCGCATCGTTGCTGAGGGGCATTTTGACTTCTATCAATGCGAACAGTTGGAGGACAAAAAGCCCTTTCACAAATGCAGCATCATTCTTTCTTTCCTTGGTATTGAAAGCAACAAAGCGGAGTTCTACGGAGCTTATCGCGTCTCAGGTTGTCGCCCCTTTTACAAAGAGGAGTAGAAAGGGATGCCAGACTGGCTGTCTTTAGCGCATGAAGACAATCGACCTCGGATTTTCTACGAACTTGAAGAACTGTCGGAATACCAAAGCTACCGTGGTAGACTCATCGTCACATGGCGTAATCCGCGCGTTTGGCACCAGAGGAAGGATCTGGATATCTACGAGATACTGCCTGCAACGGTATCAACCTTATTTCCCGGATACCAAGAGGTGCTGTTAGGATACGAAGGACTCCGGGCTATTTTTGCGGACCCTCGCGCACACAGAGACTGGCAAGCAGCGCTTAAAGCAAACGCTGGCATTTATCGAATCGTCGATCTTTCCGATGGAAAAACCTATATTGGATCGGCCTACGGCGCTGGGGGACTATGGTCTCGCTGGCAAACCTATGGGAGAACAGGACATGGCGGAAACAAACTTTTGAAAGAGCGAGATCCGTCACAGTTCCAATGGTCAATCGTGCGCACGCTTTCCACGACAATGTCCGACCGAGATGTCATTCGCATCGAGGCCTTGGAAAAGCAAAAACACGGGAGCCGAGCGATTGGCCTGAACGGAAACTGAAATGCCTTCTTCTACTGCGGCCCAATCCAAAATAATGCTCTGCATTCTCCATCATGCCCACGCTAAGATAGTGATAGGGTATTGTAACCGACTTTCATTATTGGAAAAGATAACAGTTTTTTGAAAATGCTATGAAGAACGAAAGACTAAAATGTTCATCAATACCCAGAAGCAAATAAAATCAAATTGCAAAGCAGTAAAAGTTTGAATAATGTCTAAATATAGACGATTCTAAACCAACCTGTCAAAAAACAATACTATGTCTCTAATCAATTGTCCCGAATGTGGCCATGAAGTATCCGACAAGGCTGCTTCTTGCCCTAGCTGTGGTATGCCACTACTCAATGAACAGGCGGAAATCCGCAAGCGACCTGTGGTCGAAAAGAATTCTGGGGATGGTAAGGACAATCGGGGGATGGCGCTGCCTACCATTAGAACCATCTTGATTATTTCGGCGCTACTCTTAACAGCATCGTACCCCTTGATTGGTTTTATTGCAGGTGGGTTAGTCCTTCTTCTGATTGTTTGTCTTAAGGTAGAGCAGACCAAGGCGTTTGCATGGAAGACGTTGGGCATCAATCCAAGCAAACGTTTTATCTCCGGATTCGCAGTATTTTGTTACTTTATCTATTCTACAACTCTGCTACTAGCTGCTTTTGGAGGACACCACACCATAGCAGAGCAAGCTAGAGTGGAAACTGAGATACGACAAGCCGAGATTAAGCGAAATGCAAAACTTGCCGAACGCCGAGATGCAGCAAATGCTCGGGTACAAGAACTCGTGGAAAATGCACGTGAGCTTTGGAGCACTGGTCAACGTGCGGAGGCTTCTAGGGTGATTAAAAGAGCAGAGGGCTTAATGTATGCGACACAATTTGATGAACTAAAAGATCTTAAAACGGAATTTGCTGTTGCCGCCGCGGAGGCAACGTATGTGAGAGCGTCCAGCCTTGCTGAAAATGGGAGTTTTGAAGAAGCAAGCATATTACTTCAAGACATCCTAAATGATAATCGTGTTTCTGATAAGCAGAACGCTGAAAATTTAAGCAAGTGGCTGAGTTTTATGCTAGATGAAAAGGAGCTGGAAGATTTCCTATTCAATTTGGAGGATACATTATATGAATTCCTAAAAACGAATCATTCGTTACCAGCCAAACTCCAGTCTGGGATTGCCGCAATTGATTCAAAGCTATTAGATTTGTCTATGCAGTTGATTCCACAGTTAGACGGCAAGCGACAGCAGCATAAGTTGGAAGAGGAAAAAGCCACAAAATTAAACTCAGCTGTGAGTGATTTTTTAGCAACCGGTGTTAATAGAAAGGTTCCTTACCATCTCTGGCCCTTATTGGGAAATCCGATCGGACTTATTGGCACGGATGGAACTTATTGGGCCGCATACTTGCCGGGAGGTAACATTTCATTCATCTCGACCAAAGCCGATGACAGAGTAATTTTCGTTGGCAAAGGGCGAAGTGCAATGCACGAGCTTCCTAAGATTAAGGAGAACCGGAAAAAGCAAATAGAGGCACAGTTCAGTGCGTGGGACGGATCACATCAAAATTTAACAAGGTACATAAAACAAGTTATGAATGATCCCAAATCATACGAACACGTTCAAACAACTTACTCGGATTTCGGAAGTCACCTAGTCGTGAAAACTCAATTCCGAGGTAAGAATGCTTTTGGCGGAGTCGTATTGGATATGGTTAAAGCAAAAATTGCCCTCGATGGGACGATTCTGGAAATAGTGGAATAATCTTTTAGGAAATGTAACGGCCCTAATATTCTCTGCCGTGTCTTTATGAATCATTGGGCCCAATCCCAAAATACCGCCCTGCATTCCCCGCCGTGGCCACCCCGAGATAGTGATCCCACAAAATTGCCTGATTCTTGTGACTGACCAGCAGGGCCGTTTTTCCCGGATCTCGGTGCAGAGCGACATGGTAGCTGACAAATGAATGTCGCAGGCAGTTCTTGGGCGGGGCCTTGGGCTGCAGCTTGCCCTTACTTGCCTTGGCGGCGGCTTTGGTGACCAGCAGGCCCGCGCGAGCGAAGGCAGCTTCCCTACGGCGTGCAAATTCCCGTGGAGACATTTTGAAAGCAGCCGCAGGCGTACGCTCCAGCCATGACCAGAGATTTTCGGGGAGGCCCTCGATGAAGTGGCGACGGCCCTTCTTTGTTTTGGCGGCGGGGGTGAGGATCGCCCGGTTCTTAAAATCCAGTTCATCCCATGCGAGGCGACTGATGGCAGATGACCGCATCCCGGCAAAGGCACCAAGGGCGAGGAGTCCGCAAATTTCCGGATCCACCTTCTCGTTTGCCCGGAATAATGCCTCTGTCTCGGCAACCGTGAGAATCCCTGGCTCAGCCAGGTGGACCTTCGGGGTGGGAACGGCGGAGGCCGGATTGGATTGGGTCCATTCCTGCCGGATGAACCACTTGAACGCCCCAACAAGGTAGGTCCGGTAATGCTTTTTGCTCAGTGCCTGAAACGGCAGATCATGAATGAACTCCGAAATGTCCTGTGACGTTATGTCCCGCAATGGCTTCTCCCCGTACTTTGCAGAGAAACGCTCAAGCGCGCGCAGGATTTGCTTCTGATAGGCTTCATCCCGACCAGCCCGTTGCATTTCCAGAAGGTAGGCCTGCATCGCTTCTGAGAAAGTCCTGTCGCCCTCTGTGGCGTGATTGGCCAACCAGAATTCCGCCATTTCCACTGGATCCACTCCAGGGAGAATTTCCGTCACCGTCTGCCACCTCCGGGCGAGCGCCTTATCGAACTGAAAGACCTCGGTGCCGTGTTGGGCGATCTCCTTGTTGAACTCCCGGACAAACTTATCCCGCTCTTTTTCGGTGGCAAAGAACCGGCTACGCGGCTTTCGATTGACCCACCAGCGGGCTTCCCACGGCCTGCGGCGGCCGTCACGGTAATGCGCCTTGATTTCCATGGGTTAAGTCAAGACATGGTCGATACGCTCGGCAATCGCTTATCGCGGATTTTTCAGCGGAAAGATGTCGAAGTACTTCCCCGCGTCCTTCTGGTTAGCGATTCCGAGATAGTGCCGGTAGAGACAGTCCTGATCTCGATGGCTGACGATGAGGGCGGTCTTTCCCGGATTGCGGTGGAGGGCGACATGATAGGTCACAAAGCTGTGGCGCAGAGCGTTCTTCGGCGGGCATTTGGGTTTGATGTCCAACAGCGCCTCTCCCCTCGCCTCCCGTTTCGCGTTCTCTTGGTTGATGTCGTCCGCTTCGATGAGCAGCCCGGCTCTTTTGAACGCTTGCGCGCGCCGGTGGAGCATCTGCCGGTGGGTCATCGAGAAAGCAGCCGCAGGCGTTTTCTTCAACCATGCCCACAGATTCTCGGGCAGGTCCTCGATCCACTGGCGGCGCTTTTTCTTGGTCTTCTCGGCGGGGGTCAGGATGCCGCCCTGTTTGAAGTCGATTTCCTCGTAGTCGATTCGGGCGATGGCAGAGGACCGCATCCCGGCGAAGGCCCCGAGGGCGAGGAGGCCGCAAATCTCCGGGTCGATCTTCTCGTTGGCCCGAAACAAGGCGCGGGTTTCAGCGACAGTGAGGATCTCCGGTTCCTTGTCCTGAATCTGGGGCGATTCCACCCGCTTCATCGGATTATCCGTGAGCCAGCCCTGCTTGTCCCACCATCCAAACGCCCCTTGGAAGTAGGTCCGCTTGTTCTTGATGGTGATCGGCCCGTAGGGAAGTCCGAACAGGTAGTCGCGTAGTTCTTCGGTGGAAAACTCCCGGACGAGGCGGTTTCCGAATTCATCTTCAAGATCAGCCAGTGCCTGGCGAACATGGCCAATGTAGCTATTGTTCCGCCCGACGTTCTCCATGCTCTGGAGATAGGCAGCGGCGGCATCACGCAGGTATCGATCGCCCAGCTTGGCGATTTTCCGTTGTTCCGCTTTCCAGAATTTGAAGACCTCCACCGGGTCCGCCTCCGGGGCAATCGCGATGGCCTGCTGCCACCTGATCAGTTGGTGTGGGGCGATGGTCGGAAGGACCGGATCCTGCCGCTGGGCGGTCAGTTTCAATTGCTCGATGAACTCGTCCCGGGCCGCCGCCGAGGCAAAGAACTTATTTCGCTGGCGCAGCTTGCAGTCCGAAGCCGAGGCGGAGGATGGAGCCGCTTCATACCATCGGGCGACGTAGGGCTTCTTCCGGTAGGGTTGGTGATCGGCGTGTATTCTCATGGCGATTTTAATCTACCAGAGTGAGGCGACGATCATAGGTCTAAGTCCGTCTTTTAAAACTTTTAGAAGGGTTCCTCCCCACATCGATTCCGAGGATATGCCCAATCTCACAAATATCTTGATAAATCATGGTAGAGTCGTTGACGCCGTCGGCATTGGAAATACGAATCAGAAGACCGGCCGCTTCATGCAACTCCTGTCTACTTTGCACGCAACGCATGATTCTAAGCATTCTGTATGCAGGCAAAGCTGCACACGATGCTCGAAGTTTAGCAGCTAAGCCTCGAACAGTGGTTGTGGCTTCATCAAACTTATCCGAATTATCGCTCCTGCGCTTATTTGTAAGGAGATTTGAATAGAAAACCAAAGTGTAGGAAATTTCTGCGAGTATCTTCCTGTATTCAAGATACGGTTTTATCAGCAGGTCACTAACGACGTGTGTCATGAAATAAAGCAAACAACCACCGATCAACGTGACGGAAGCGGTGAGAAGGATCTGCGTAAGATTATCCATTCGCCAGTCCATAAATGCAAAAATCCTCCGGTCAAATTCCGTTTTCAGTCAAGATCCAGCCAAAGTCGGTTGAGTGACAGTCAAGCCAAAATGGCCCACGGAAGTAGTGATATGTTATGAATTCCCTTCTAAAGCTGCGCGGTGTCCTCAGTCGCTTCAAGGCCAGAGTGCCTTAGGGCCTGCGGACGGGGCGGAAGCCGATGAAGTCGCTGCGGATGGACGGACCGTAGAAGCTGCTGCGGTACGCAACGCGGCAGCGGTACACGTCGAAGCCCCAACTGCCGCCCCGGAACACCCGGATCGAACCGCTCGTAGGACCCGTAGGATCGCTGCTAGGACTACTCCCGTAGTAGCGGCTCCCATACCAGTCCCCGCACCACTCCACCACATTCCCCGCAATGTCATACAGCCCAAACCCATTCGCCGCAAAACTACCAACCGGTGACGTGTAGGGATTATCCCCCTGATCGTAGTCAGGATGGCCCCCCTCACTCCCATTGACATCGTAGCTGTGCGAGTTTGGGCGAGCGTAATAATTCGCGTCCGTATGGCTGATTTCATCGCCCCATGGAAAACGCTTTCCCTCCAGCCCCCCACGGGCCGCCTTCTCCCACTCCGCTTCCGTTGGCAAACGATACCCATTTTTTTTGTAGTCAACGAACGGCGTCACGTTCCCCGTCCGATATACCGGCCCCCCATCGCTCAAATAATAAACAGGCTCCAATCCTATTTTCTCGCTCGCCGCATTGCACCACTTCACCACGTCGAACCAATTCACGCTATGTACCGGGTGATCCGCCCCCTTAACCTCGCCCACGCCCGCCAAGTCCGTGTACCCATTGTTCACAGCCCAATCACGCACTTCCTGCCACTGCCCCCACGTCACCTCCGTCTCTCCAATCCTATACGCACTCAACACAACCGTGTGCACCGGTCGCTCATCGAGGTAACCCTCACTGAACGGATCCCCCATCTGAAAACTCCCCGCAGGAATCTCCACCATCGGCACTATGTCGAATTCATAAGCAAACCCGGCCTGAATACGGATAAATTGAGGAATGGAGGCGTCCCAATCAAAGACCGCCTCTCGGCCCTCAACACCGCCCGCATACCAGCGCACCAGCAGCACCGGTGCCTCTGGTTTGCGCGGCATGGGTGGTTCTCAAAAAAATTTTGACCCCCTACGGCGGAAAGAGTGCGGGCGCCTGACGGCCCCCAGAGGAAAAGAAAAAAGGGAAGTCCCGCTCACGCGGGGCAGTAAAGGGTAAAAGGACCAGAGGCTAAAGGGTGCCGCGCCCTTTGCGCCTCATCAGTGCTAGCCCAAGTCCCAGACAGCCGAGAATCGCAGCGTAAGCGGAAGGTTCAGGAATGGGCGCGAGGCTGGAGACACGGAATCCGGTGTAGCTGGGCGCGGTGGACGGATCGGAGAAGATGCGGTACGAGGACTGCAGGTCGTTATCGCTGCCGTTGAAGGCGCCCCCACGCATCCCGCGGACACTGGAGCCCACAATAGTATCATTATACTCCCAGACATTGCCGCCTTGGTCGAAGGTGCCGTAGTAGCTGGCGGAATTCGAGTACGCGCCGACATCGGTGAACGATCCGACGGCACTATTGTAATTCGCGTTGTTGGACCCGGTGGCGTCCCCGGGAGCTATGTCCGTCGGTGCAGAGTCGTTCTGCGTCGGGTAGTCGTAATAACTGCCGTTACCATCATAATACGCCGCCTTGTACCACTCGTTTTCGCTGGCCACGGCCACGCCGCCGTTGGCCCAGGCCGTCGCGTCGCGGGTGATCGTATTATTCGTTGGATTTGTCGTGCCGTTCAGATTATAAACTCCCGTCTCTGTGTCGCCATTGGTCAGCCAATTCGCGAAGCGCGCCGCATCCCAGAAGCTCACATAGTTCACCGGCTTGTTGTCGAAGCCAGTCTTCACGCTATAGGTATAGCTCCCGCTACTGCCAGTGCGATTGATGCCGCCACGCCAAGTGCCCATGTCCGGATCGTAGAGCGAATGCGTGTCCGTCGCCGCCACCGCGTTCAGGAAGGCCGTGTATTGGCTGTTCGTCACCTCATAGGTGCCGATGTGGTAGCCGTAAGAGACTCCGCCGTAGCCAGTGGTATCGTTCGCGTTGCCCGCATCGCCCACGAAGGATGTCTGGATAACAATCGAAGCGGAGGCGGCAGAAGCGGCCAGCAGGCCAGTCGCGAGTAGGAAGGTTTGGATTGGTTTCATTGGCATGTCGTGTGGATGATTTGCTCTGAGTCGTTGTATTTTAAGAAATAAGAAAAGATTGTAAAAGGTGTTAGTTCGTCAGATGGGGAGGGTCAAGAAGGAATTCGAGATCTTTGGCACGATCGCCTGGAAGGCCAGACCGGCGCGGTAGATCGTCGGGTTGGCGATGGTCCAACCAGCAATCACGACGCACAGCAGCCCGGTAAGGCCACAGGCTCCGGCCGCCAGCGGTCCGGGCAGTACGTCCGTGTTGTACGCGTCCGCAGCTCGCGGCTGATCGATCCCCTTTTGCCTTGGACCTAAGTCTGAGATGTTGCCCATCCGCTTCAGATAGCGAGTCCGTAAAGGCGCCACCGCCTCTTCACCCCTTTCCAAGGCACGCTCCCAAGCGCACTCCGACTTACTCCCCCAGTCAACATCCAGTCAACCTCAGTTGAGGCAAAATCAAGGCAATTGAGTCGACGAAAGTCGTCTTCTGTCGTGTTCTGTGGAGCCTGCGGCGGCGTATTAAGGCGTTGATGCTTCGCAACTTACTGGTATTCAACGGGTTGCCGACAGGTTAATGGCGGAGAGAGAGGGACTCGAACTAGGTCTTACAAAGCGCTTATTTGCAATAACTTACGAATTTGTCAAATTTATGGTAGAGGCATAATCGAGGCACAAAAGTAGTCTTTTGTTGTGTTATTTGAGTTATTGGACTCGGAAGAAAATTTAAACATTCAACTCGAAAAACACAGGGGAAGGGTTGTGTTTCAGGTAATCCTCGTCCGACAACTTCTCGTAGCGGATAAATTGGCCAGTCCTATCGATACGGAAATTATTAGAGTACAGCAAAAACCTTGCTCGAAGTCCTGAATCTTCTCGGTTCGTGTTAACTTGAGCTTTGAGTTTAACAACGCCATCTAAGCGCTTTGCCTGATCTATTAGGAAACGTAATGCAAACCTTCCAACTCCTTGGCATTGATGATCTTTATAAACTCCAATTGTGATGACTCGAGCAGCTGGATTATCTTTGGCCGGAACCCACCATGCGAATCCTAACTCGGTAAGGCTAGGATCAAAGAGTAGCCACACATCGACACTATCATTAAACTGTTCTCCAAGCCGACCAGCAGTTCCATGCTCCAATTTAAATTCGTTCAAATGAGAACAAACCTTTTCATGAATCTTGTAGGGCTTCGGCTGTAACCTGGCAGAGTAATTACTACTCATTATGTGTGCAATTTGTTCTTATTCAAAATTATTCAAAGATGTCCCGCATAAACCGCTCTGTATTGAAGTCAGCCCTTCGCACGGTTTTACCGAGGTAACGACTTGCTATTGAGATCCAAGTGTCGAGCCTATGGTTTGTAAACTGGCGCCGCCACGATATTTTGAGATCATCAATGGAGGCGCTTTCAATAGTGTCCCTAATTTCAGGTGCTGAGGACTGCAAATGGGCTACAACCTGTGGAACCCGGAAGTATGTATTACGCCCTGCGCGAATTGACGGAACTGTGCCTCCGGCACTAAATAAGTCGCGTATATTATGCGGAAGAATTCCCTTGCTGTTGAGAAGCCACATTGTAACCCCCATATATTTTGTCTGAGCAGTCCCTAATATTTCTGGAAAATATGCAAAACCTTGAGACCGAATAGAACTCTTCTCTATCTGAGTCAGCTCTGAAAAGAATCTTAATTCTCTTCTTGCGCTAACATCTCCGAAGCTATCCTCGATTACAAAATCGAAATGCCCTCCCTCAGCACGCTCCCAATCTAGCCATTCAATAAATTTCATATCAATCAGGGTAATCAAATATTGTGGGATCCAAATGGGTTAATTTAGGATCTGGCTCATCTAGTTTAGCCTGGTCAAGCAACCACTCTTTAGCAAAAGACCCTTTGGAAAGATTCACAAAATTAACTAGTTCTCCACCTAGTTCTAACTTCTCTAATCTACTTCCCTTAAGGGATTCTCTCATAGAGATAATCTCTGCAATCCGAGAAAGATCAGAAACAAAATCAAGTACAACAACTTTATCTTTTCCCTTTTTGATCCGCAATCCGCGCCCAAGCTGTTGGACAAATATTCTTCTGCTGTGGGTTACTCTCATAAACACAATTATATCCACATCTGGAACATCAACACCTTCGTTGAACATGTCGACTGATGTCATAAACTTAAATTCGCCCTTTCGGAATCTTGTGAGCAGCTTTGTTTGTTCCTTCTCATCCAATTGAGAATGGATAGTTTCAGCTGGAAGGTTATAGCTCCTCAACATACCAGCAAAATACTCCGCATGCTCGATTGATGGACTAAAAACCAAGCCCGACTTTCTGTTTTCGGCATTGAAGATACTGAGAATCATTTTGATTGCTTCAGTGTCTCTAGTTGGGATCAAAAGCTTCTTGTTAAGTTGCTTAACCGTGTAGTTCTCCTTGGATAATTTTTCGATGCTTTCCCAGTCAAGATTGTCAGCCAGCAGGCGGTAATCTACTTCTGACAGGAAACCTCTCTTCATTCCCTCGGAAATACCCATGTTCAATAGAGATGGTCCAAAAATCTCTTCTATCTGAAATTTGTCGCCTCTCCACGGTGTAGCGGTTACCCCAAAAATCATTGAGCCAGAGAGATTAGATAGCAAACGCTTGTAATTTTCAGCACCGGAAGAGTGCGCCTCATCCACCATTACCAAATCGGGCGTCGGTACCTCGTTTGCCAGATTTCGATAACTTTGGTAGGTGCTGAATGTAATACCTTCCCAAGAACTAGGACGCTCATTCCCATCCAAATAATTGGTTTGAATGCCATAGGGTAGTTGAGACCAAAAACTAACAATTAACTGCTTCGTTATAGCCCTCGTATGAGCGAGCACGAGTATTCTTTTGTTTGGCAATGCCCCCACTCGCAGAAGGTCTGCAACCAACTCCGCCATTACCAGCGATTTTCCTAGTCCGGTTGCGAGAACAATCAATCCTCTGCCAGAGGTTCTAAGACTTTCAGATGCAAGTTCAACGGCCTCCTTTTGGTAATCACGAGGTCTTTTCCATTCCAGCGAATACTCGTTGGCCTGCTCAGCAAAAGATAATATCGCCTTAGGGTCTAATAATCCTATATCTAACCCTCGGTTCGCCCAGGATTTTATCTCGTCCGTGACACTCTTGGAAACCGGACAGGAGAATGCAACAGCCAATCTGTTGGCGCGATAAAAGGTTCCCGCATTGATGACTTCTTGTATTGCTTTTGGACTAGTATTGCCAGTTGAAGAGAACTTGCATTGAACAATCCATAATTCTCCATTCTTCATCGCCAGAATATCAGCGCCCTTGTCACCGCTTCCACCAACAACCTTAACGTCCTGGAAGTTGGAGTGGATCATTAATCTGGCGACATCTCTTTCGAATGCTTGCCAAGGGCCTGTTTGCAATCGATCTGCAACTTGTTTGGAAATTTCGCTCATCAACGGAGAGTTCTTAGATTAGACCCTTCAATTTCATAATCCCGAGATAAACTCTCTTTCTGTCTTCAGACTGTATTTCGTTTAACGAGAATGAATCAGAATAGCAAATATCAATAATCTCTCTCAACGTGTTGGTGACACTATTAAGGGTAATTTCCTGTATTTCTAATACCTCTGAATCGCTACCACCAGACTCTGACATCTCAAGTTGACTGTATGCTAGGTCGAAAACTTCTCCATCCATGAAGGCCGTAGGGATTTGCCCGATAACATCATGCAGTTGCGGCTTTGGACAGTAAGCTAAGTACTCTCCCGTCTTCGAAAGGTTGGGAATATTCTTAGCGCCGGCCTTCATGGCCGTAAGCTGTATGGATTTCTTGGTTGATTCATTTAGCCGTTCATACTCCTCAACGAAATTGACGCTTCCCTTTCTCTCCCTAAACTTCTCGATTATCCGCACAATGAGCTGATCGGCGGAAACTCTTAAGTCTGAAACAGCTATGCTAGTCTCGTGAGCGTAACGTTTTCTCAATCTGGAAAGAATTTGTGAAAACGTGACAGCCGAATGTCTGCTAATATCCTTAGCTAAAAAAGCTATTTCTGTCAGAAGGGCGTCCTTTGGTGAAAAGGTAAGGTTGTCATAGATTGGATGCCTTGGTTTAAAGCAAAATTCGTGAACTCCATCGGGTCGCGCTGACAAAGTCCATGGTAGATCTGGCTCCTCCTTCCCTGGTACTTTACTTTCCAATTCGAATGCCTGTACATTGAAAGTGTGTTTAACATCCTCTACATAAAATTCTGCTGACAGCTCACGAACGGGAATCTTCTTTAATTCAGGTTGCTCCTCAGTGACATTTTCATTCTGGTCTGGTCCCTTACCACCCTGTTGACCTCCAGACTGATCATTCGCCCCAAACCCACTAAGTCCTGGGTCATCAGGCCCTCCGCCCTTGGAGTTTCCACCACCAGTAAGCTTTTCATTATCGTCAATTAAAGCCTGAGCGTACCACCTTTCGTCTGAGATGTAGTCGGAATTTCCATCCTCAAAATACTTTCCCCAAGTGGCAGCCACAACGTTATTCTGAAGAACAAATTGGGTTTGATAAAATTTTGGATTTTTATTTGTAACGGGCCGCTGGAAAGCTCGCCAAAACCGGGCTAGAACAGATTCATTTGGAGCATAACCCAATTCAGTGCAACGCCTGGCCCTGAATGGCGCTTCACCTCTTACAATATTTACCATTTCCGACCACATTGTATCATTTCTGACAAAACGATCTTTTGTGTATGAGACCTTGCAATGGTCTACATGTATTTCACCTACAATCCTTCCACGTCCACGGACATCATCATAAGGATATTCGAGTTCCTTAAGCTCATTTCCCTCACCGTCTATTCCAACAAAGTAGAATAGATCTTTGCAGTCTATTTCTATCTTTCTTCCGTTCCTGATTAGATCAAAACCATATTTTTCTTTGTCTAAATATCTTTGTAAACCAACCCAGCCCTTAATTCTTCGTTTTGCTGGCTTTAGCTTATCGTCTTTTCCGCATTGAGGGCATGAATCTAAATCGTCACCGACCCAGATCCAGCAAGAATGACAAAACTTCTTTTCGGGTAGTGTAAAATCAAATTCCTGAAATGCGCTTACAGGACCTTCCTTTGTTTCCTTAACTCTTGGTTCGCTATTTAAAGGATCTCCCCAAACACAAAATCGATGCGGATTACAAGTCGTGTTATTTAGCTTTATTTTAACGCCGATCGGGTAGGGATTTTCCCGAAGCATGGAACCATAAATCCTCTCAATACGCTTCTGGATGACGCTGTAGGAGGAAGGTTGTGCAAACCAATTCAATTGTTCCTGCTTTAATGAAGATATTTCAACTTCCGTTCCCGACTCATTCTTGTTAGTTTTCGGCCGGGTAAGCTTTGGAGCTGTAAACTCTCCGTCTTGTTGCATTTTCCCAAAGTCAATTTCTATCCCTGTCCACTCGGGATCTCCGCATCTAGTGGTCCACACGGTAGTTATGTTTCCCAAACGGGCGGTTGCTATATTGAAGCCCATGCCAAACAATCCAAGATTATCCAGCGGGCTGTTGGAGGTCCATCCCGCTCTGACAGCGTTTTGGAGTTGTTCCAATGACATGCCATTTGCGTTATCCCTATAAGTGATTCTGGCTTGGTTCCGGCTTACACGAGAAGTGGGGAAGTTGATGAATATCTGCGGATTATCAATTTTACCGCCGGATTGTTTGTCGGCTATAAATGCGTCGATAGAATTATCTATCAGTTCTGCAAAGCACTGCCACTGAGCAAAAGTTATCTCACCCAGCATCGCTAGGACGCGTGGGGTTGGTTTAATATCAAGTTTGTCGCTCATACACTTTAGGGATATCTTGATGGTGCAATACCCCCGCAATATCCCTTTCTCAAGGCAAAAATGTAAAGCGCATGAGGTCTATCCAGCGAAGAACTAGTATGCAGTGAATCCGCAAAGGGTTAATTAGTCTGCAGAGAGAAACTCATCTAGTGGCTCTGACATAATCGAGGCCATCTCACTGTGCACCTCAACCGGTACCGTTATCACGACTTTATTCACATCCAAATCACAGTCCAGCGAAGAGTTTAAATCTCTACAAGATAGTAACTTATGCATTCTTATGTTTCTTTCTGGATCATGAGCTTCCGCTATCGCCATTGCCCACTCCAAGCCGATTCTTTCTTCAGGAGATCGTCTGTAGGACTTATATTCGGCCAGAAATTCCTTCAGGATTTGAGCATTCTTCCAGTCCTTTGCATAACGAATCAAAGTTTTCCTGTTCTGCCTTTCCCATTTGAGCTTTTGTGCGAGTTCTTTCCTTTTTTGCTCGGTGTAAGCAACTTCAATGGCCTGTGCTGCCTCCATTCTGGCAATTTTCGCTTCCTCCAGTCGTCTTTGCCTCCGCCTCTCGGCGACATCAATTCTCTCCTGCCTTTTGACGGAAGCGTAGAGATGAACATTTTCAAGGAACTCTACTAACTGGGTTTCAATCACTTGATGATCTGTATCGTTCCAAGAATGCCGCATTGAGATCGGGAAATAGTAGCCTACAATTTCAAGAGTCAGCTTACCTTTGGGAACATGGTCATATTCCTTCCAACGCCAGTTAGACTCCCTTTCAATCCGACGCTTTTTCTCGCGAATACGAAAAGGCACCGACTCATCCCCGACAATAATCCGTGTTCCGTCAATTCCTGAACCGGGCTTTACTTCCCACCCCAATGACGTGCAGGCATCGATAATACCCTGATAGATTCTGAGGGCTCGATGACAAAGCTCTTTTGTTACCTCAAGGTATAGGGAACTATCTCCCATGGCGTGGAACATTCCATGATGAGCGTATCGATTATTCTCAAAAGAAGCCCGTGTCCTAGTGATTATTGGATGGCAACCCTTTAAGTCCTTCGGGACGCAAACCTTTATATCACCAATTTCACCAGCGCCCCTAGGGATACGGGTTTCTCTAGAACGGTCATCAACCGTTATAGTTGTTGAAGTCGGCGTCTTTTCAGACTTTGGGCCAAGGGCTGGAACCGGTGGTTTCTGTCCAGCGTCCACTTTCGCCCAGTATCCCCTAGGCGGTGTTGGAACCAATACCCTTCGACAAGCTTTCTTCAGACCCACATCTGAAATGCCAATCTCCTGGGCTACCTGAAACATCGGCTTTTCCCATACTCTGTGGTAGAGCTCTTCCCGTGTGAATTCCATCTTTTCCATACTTCGATATTAGAAGACTTCGGCTTCGAAATCAACGACTTGCTAGGCAGAAAGAAATGATTTTCACCTCCAGCTTCGAGGGTGAATAGTCCAATTCTCATTGAGCGCTTTTCTCACCTCTTCCACATCAAACCGGACGAGATGTCCCAGCTTATAATAGGGGAACTTCCGCTGAGACTGCATTTGACGAACCCATCGCAGTGAGGGACGACCCTTCTCATCGAACAAGGCCTCTAATAGCCCGTGGGCATCAACTAACTTTCTTTCTTCGGTGGGTTCACGGATTTCCATACACCTAGATTCCGCGAGCCAAATAGCAATGCCCAGCAACCAGATTCACTATTCTTCACTATTTTGCGAGGCCTCCACCGAAATAGAACCCGCTGATTGCCGCCGCCATTTGGGTGTGAACGGGCAGTATCACATAGCCAGCAATCTGCTCGAAGTGCATCTTGTCCAGTGACTCGAAAATGAACCAGAATCCTCGGGTCTTTTCTGCATAGGCGTAGAAGACGGGCGTCTGCGGGAAGAATGCCGCCAGAATGAAGGGGGCAATGAAGACGGTGAAAAGAACCGATATGACGATCAGTCGCCGGGTCAGAGGCCCGCCCGGAGGAATGAAATCCCTTGCCTTCTGGCGATCCTCCAAAACCATACCTGCCTGCTTCGCCCAAAGGTCAGCCTGATGCTTCTGGGTCTCCATTTGCTTGGACTTTAGCTTGATCCAGGCACCGATGGCGGTGGAGACGGTGAAGGTGATGATTTCTGTGGGGATCATGGCTCGATGTAGTTGCCGCCATATATCGATTCGTCCCGATAAAAGTCGGCCCTTGCATAATCGGAATCTGTCAACCCTGACGCGGTCGCACGCGCCCAGATGCGGGTTTCCGGGTAGACGGTGAACGAACCGGTGTAAGGAGCGTAGGTGCCGCCTCCGGACAGAACCCCGATCAGCCCTAGCTTATACTCAATGGCTGCGCCTGCTGTGGAACAAGTGATTGAAACACTGCGGCTGGTGCGGATGAAGCCCCCACTTGGCGAAATGGAAGGGGTGGCAACTTTGCCTGCGGGCTGGTCGACCTCGATGGCAATTTCCGAGTCGGTGATCCGCCCTGTGGAATCCTGGGCCCGGGCGATCAATGTGAATGTTCCCGAATCGGCGAAGTTAACCGTCCGCTCGAAGTTGTAGAGTCCGGTCGGGTTCAGGGGTACGGAGAAGAGCGTTTCCTCTGTTCCATCAGCCGCCCGGCGGATCAGCGAGAAATGCGAGAGGTTCCCATCGGCGTCTGTAACTTCCCCCGCAAAGCTGACATTGCCAGGGGGAGAGGTGTATTGCAGGCTCGCGGTCGCCGGTGTCGTGAAGGAAACCTGTGGCGCATAGGCCAAGGAGGACGGAAAGGTGAAGGGGATGTCTCCGCATCCGGACAGTTCCCGCTGGGCGAAGATGGTGAAGGGCTGCAGGCGAAAATAGCCTGTCTGGATGAGGTTCTGCAGGACCGCGAAGTCCCGGTGCCCGAATCCTGTCAGGCCAAATCCAGGGATGATCCAGCACTCGCTCTGGCCATTCCAAAATGCCCTGCGCTTGGTACCGTAGCGTTCACGGAAAGCGGTCACCGCGTACGCGTCGTAGCCGGTCTGGGTGAAGGACTCGATGGAATAGATCTCAATGATGGGGAACCCGTCAGCGTCCTCAGCCACTGCCCCACTTCCGTCCTTGTGAATACAAACCATGAGGAGCTGGTTGTCACGGGCGGCCGTTGGTCCCGGATCATCGTCGATCATGTCGCGGTCCCGGGTCGAATAGATTTCAATTTCGAAAGGTCCGTTGGAATTCTCATCCCATCCGTCCGTCGGGCTACCGCGCAGGGCGAATACCTCCTGCAAACCAAGAAACTGGAATGAGCCGCTGGTGGCACTGTCGTAGTGCACGTTCACACCGGTGACGAGGTCATGGGGCCTCTCGGCCAGAACGCCCACCTGGATATCGCCGGAGACCAGTGGGGCGGGAAGCTCGAAAACCCGTTGGTAAGTGATGGCAGGCGGCTCTGTCTGTTGCGGTGAATCCGGAAGGTCCGCGGTCGGCGTGTAGACCACGGGCGAGATGCCCATTTCCGCCTCGATGCGCAGCTTGATGGGACCGGTCTGCGGAACAGTTCGTTCGGTGACGCGGAAAACCTGCTGAACCTGTACGTCCCCCGGTTCCGGATCGATGTCCACACGGATAAGGTCGCCCGGTCGGATCCCGATGCCCTTAACCCGGCGCACGGTGAGCTCGCCCTTGATGACCGGCTGGCCCTTGGCCTTCCCATACTCGGTGACGTGAAAGAACGCCTGATCGCGGCGCATGATCCATGGGCGTTTCAGGGTCGCTCTGCGATGGTCGCCCACAATCCGCAGTGCCCGGAGATCATCGTGCTTCTCGGTGGTTTCCTTGAATCCCCGGTCCCGGTCGGTGAAGGTGATTGCCCAGCCGGTTTCGGATTCGCCCCAGCCACCGCCTTCGAACTTGGGGCGCTCAGTGAATTCATCGGCTGTGAGAAGTGGCAAGCCACTCACGTCGACCGTTGCATCATGGGGCCATGCTCCCGCCTCAATTGTTTCGGTCTCCGGATTGAAGCGAAGCCAAAGATCGGCATTCAGGGCCATTTCAGCCACAGCCTGGCGGGCCGGTACTTGCTGGTTTAACAGAGCGGAAATATATGTGTTCGGGTGCTGGTTGTTGAGAAACAGCTGATCCGAGGTGGCAAACCACGAACCCAAATCAAAGCCCGCGGAGGCCAGCCCAAGACCATAGCGGGGATGTGTCAGAAAATCTGCCAGGGAGGCGACCGGGGATGCCTGTTCATCATATAGTTCCGCCGCCCCGTTACTAAAGACGCTCTGCTGGGGCTTGCGACGAACCACCACCTCCAGATTTGGAGCACTGGTGCGCTCCCGGCCAAAGAAGAAGTCCACCAAAACGATATAGCAAACGCCCTTGTAGGCGGGATGTTCATGCCCGTGGTTGTTGCTTCCGGGATTGAGCAGAGGATCCACGCTCTGGGTTTCGGTTCCCCAGTAGAAGCGGATGACACGCCGGGAATCGACGGTGATTGTCGAATAGTTGGTGGCACTGCCCCGATATAGCGGTCCCTTCCAGGCGCTTTCGCCATCGACAATGATTTCATCGAGGACATCAACCGGCCCATTGCAGACCACGCCAGCCAAAGAGCCGTGGTATTCCCAAAACTTGATTTTGCCACTTCCGCCACTCATTTGACCTTCTCCTCCTTTTGGACGGCCCGCTGATTGTAGATCGGGGTGATCCAACGGACGGTCAGTTTGCGTGTACCGGTGTGCAGGGGCAGAGGCACCGACTCCTGGGAGTTCGAAAGGGTCTCCTCCTCGATACCGCCGATCTCGGGTTCGGGATCCGGGGTGCTGTTGCGATTTCCAAAACTCATGGCTTTAACCTCCAATTCAAAGTCAACCGCTTCGCCCACATCGGATCATCCCACCGGTTGATCATCACGCCATGGCGGCGCACTGCATGGATCATTTCCTCCCCGCGCAGGACGATGGCAAGATGGTGGGTGCAACCCCCGATCTTGAAACCAAGGATGTCGCCCGGTATTGGAGGCTCTTCGACTTCCACAAAACCCGGCATCGAGGCCATGAAAGGTTCGATAAGACTATCCCTCTGGCTGATGGAATGGTTGGGATCGGCCTTGGGAAAGTCCTGCCTGGGGACCGCCCCAATTGCCATGAATACCTCAGCCACGAACAGATGGCAGCAGACCCCGGATCCCTTGAAGGCGGCATTGGCCCGGAACGGTGTGCCCAGCCAGGAACTGGATACACTTACCAGCGCATCGATACGCTCTTCACTGTTGAACCAAGTACTCATTTCATATTTCGGTTGGAAGGCATCTTGACCATGGAGGGATTGCCCACCGGCATATGGGGAAAACCACCAAAGCGGCTGTAATTGCCAAACTTGTCCTTGCAGGTGCCGCGCTTCCCATCACATCCGGGAAAAAGGAATACTTCCTCGTCGACCGAAGGGATGCGCCCGAGCGGTGTTGAGAGGGTCAGTTCGATGAAGCCGTTGCCGGAAGTATCGTAGCTCGTGGCATCGGCGATAAACCGGCTCTCAAATTCCGTTCCGCTCCCCAGTTCGATCCAGCCACCTGCGAACCAGTGCAAGTCCGGCTGAACCCATGTGCCGGTCACCCGGGCGAGGTTGCGCAACTTGATGCGGGTCGGATTCAGCAGAGTCGCCAGCACGTAGCCGCTATACTTCCAATCGTCATTGTTCAATCCGCAGGCCCCGTCGAAGAGCGCGTAATTGCAGGTCGGCTGCATGAGCACGCGGGGAAGTTTCCGCTCAAAGAGGTTTCCCACCTGCGCTGCGCGGGCTGTTAAGTAAGGACCGTCCATCTTGACCCGGCTCACCTCACCGGAGAACAGTCGCCGCCAATCGTAGATGGTCGTCCCTCCCGGCCAGATCTTTGCCTCGATGATTTCCAGCTTCATCGGAAACTCCAGACGGAACGGAATAAAGCGCAGAAGCGGGTTGTCCGGGAAGGCGCGCGTGCGTAGTTGAACCTCATTCCGCTCCAGATTCAAGGTCTCGCGGATTTCCCCATGCTCGATTGGCTGAGGCGTGTATGTCCCGGAAGCATCCTCGAGCGGATCCTCGTAGGAAGTGAACCGCCAGACCTGTGAGGTGCCCGGATACTCCACGGTGAACCGGTAGAGGAAGCAGGATCGGTGCAGCGTCCCGATCGTGTCGCCGTGGGTTTCCCCGGTCGGGGTAAAGTAATCGGTGGCCGCTTCCTTGAATTCAACCGATGCCTCAACCTCGTCCGTGCTTCGCCAGCGAAGCGTCAGTCCAGACCGCGCAAAGCGTACCAAGGCCGCCGTGGCAAGGGAGGTGGTCGCCTGCTTGTGGGCAAAAGCAAGAGCCTGTGCCAAAAGGATGCTCGTCGATGACTTGGATGAGATTTGCCGGATCTCGGTCGCAGCGTCCCGGTCAACAAGGGCAAGGTAGGCGTTGCTTCCAAGGCTGTTGCCATCGGTGACAGCCAGCGTGGTCGCCCCGGCAGCGACATCCTCTCTCAGGCGCGCCTCCGACATCCAGGTGGGGCACCAGAAGGTGGCGGCATTACCCTGTGCCACATCGAAGAACTCGATCAAATCGGCCCCGGACTGATTACCGTGGAGCGAGAGCTCGAAGCGCAACGCCCGTTCGGGTGACTGCGGATAGACGACCCGCACCTCTTCTCGGTTAAATCCCATCCCGCGGCGGTCGACCTCGATCTCGGCCTTCCCGGTTTCCACCGGTCCGCGCCATTGTGGACGGAAGGGAAAGACCGGGTAATTGCGCCCGGAGATTTGCGGACCATAGGCCAGCCCGGATCTATTGACCTGCAAGGCAAGGCTCGTTGGACCGTCCTCCTTGATCCGGAATCGGGCGACGAACAATTCATCCGTGATGGCCTCAATGGTGGGGCTTTCCGAAAAATATCCCCTCAAGGCCGGGATCCATTTCGTGGTAAACGGGAATGGTCCAATCATGTTTGTGGGGTCCAGAACAAGGGAAGCACTGCCATTGCTGTACCACTGAATCGCCTGTGCGGAGGAAAAGACCGATCCGTATCCCGGTTCAAAGAGCCATTCTCCCGGCCAGAAAGGAAACCAGATGGGCAGGTCCTCGAAGTTGGATGCCTGTAGTGCATTGCGCAGCGTAGCCGCCTCCTGCGCCGTCAGCTGGCTTTCAAAGGCGATTTCAGTACGGAGCTTATCCGCGTAGGCGCGGCGGCTCTCCCGGCCCGTCAGGCTGCGTTCAGCATCGGCTGGCAAGGTAAAACGGGTCTCGATGCCGCTTCGCCAGTCGGGTTCAAATGGGAGGATCCAGCAGGTCTCCCCGAGAATGGTGTCATAGGATTGGATCATGCCTGAAATTCGTGTCGGTTGCGACGCAGCACATCGAGGATGACGGTCTCGCCCTCCTGGGACTCGGCCCATCGCTGCAATGCTGCCGGATCATTGAAGAGTCCGATGTTGAAACGGTTCTGGGTGGGTCGGTTTGCCTCGACGCGAACACCCTCGGATGCGGGAGCGTTCATGCCCACCAGCCCACCTGTGGCGAAGCCCGCGAGATCCGGTGTGGGACGGTTGAAGCGGAGGCTGTCCATAAGCGCGTAGAAGTAGCCGGGGCCGCGCTTGGCGACCACATCGGCAGGCATCACGAACTCGCCCTTGTGGACGATCCCTGCGGGCGTCAAACGTCCACCTGCTCCCGTATAGCCGCCTTCGTCAAAGGAAGCCATGGCTGCGGCAAGAAGCGCCAGACCGATGATCGCCGCCACCCCGAAAGTCGCGATGGACTTGACCAAGGCTGCAGGCGTCCAGGCGACCGCCGTCGCTGTCGCAGTAGCGGCTTCACTGGTGGCGATGGCCGCATTCTTGGAGACGTTTGATGCCACTTCGGCTGCATCCATTTTCCGCCCCAAAAGGAACATCATGGTGCGCTTCACGACCCACTGGGCGGCCATCTGGGCAAAGGCGGTGACAACGGAACTGACGATCGTGTTGCCAATGTTGCGAAGGGCATCACCCCAAGTCATCGTGCCGTTGATCAGGCCGGTAATGGACTGACCGATCCCCTGGGTCATCGAGGAGGCGATACCGCCAATTGCGGAGTAAACCTGTTGGGCCATGGTGCCGGCTGTAGTGACATAATCCATCATCGCCACTTTGGCGGCTGTCCAGGTGCCCACTCCGAAGTCGCCCTGGCCGGAGGTGAACTGGTCGAAACGTTCCTGCCCACGGTCGGCGAAACTCAGGGGACCTGCGGCTGCTGAAACCACCGGGGTAATCGAGGATCCGGCAGCGCCTCCTTCCTCTTTCCGCTTGGCGATCTTTTCGTCAATCAGCTGGTTCAGGCGCTCGGTTGCGGTTGCTTGGCCCTCGATGGCCTCGGTTTCCGCTCCGATGATGGCGAGGGTTTCTGAAAGGTTCGATTCCAGTGCGGCCCGACGCGCATCCGCCCGGGCGACCACCGCTTCCTGCTGCTCCGCAAGAATGTTCTCATAGCTGCGGGCCTTGAATCCGGGACCGGTGCTGCCGGCCTGCACACGACCAAGGGAAGCGGCACCGATATCCACGCCCGGGATCTTGTTCGCCCATTCGATGGCGGTGTTGAGGACGCTCTCGATGCGGGAAGCGAAAAAGTTGATGACAGAGGCCAGCCCCGACATGAGCACCCCTTTGAATCCGTCCCAACCCTCCCGGGCCTTCTCCCAGGCGAGCTCAAATCCGCTCGTCAGGTAGGCACCGAAAAGCGAAAGAAAACCAAGGGCATCCGAGACCCATTTGCTGAAGCCAACACCGATTGTCATGATGCCGGTCGCAATGGCCTTGAGCCAGGTGGTGTCCGAAGCGAATCCATCGAGAATCCTCCGGGCTCCCGCCATACCCTGCTCAAACCCTGCCTCGATGCCCAAGGCAATAAACTGCGAAAAGGTGCCGTCGCGGATGGAATCCAGTCCAAGGGAAATGAATGCCCCGATTCGCTGGCCGAGTCCGGTCAGGTCAATCCGGTTCAAGGTTTCGAGCGGGCCTGTCAGGTAACCGGCCAGCTGGTCGCCCAACCCGGCGAAGAACTGCCGCGACTTGTTTGGGATTCGCCCAAGGAGTGTGTCGATACGCTCGAACTCGACCGAATTTCGCTGAAGGACACTCGGCAATTGGCCCAAGGATTCCCGGGCATCGTCAATCGCTCCACCGGACTGAAAGAGTGGCATCAGTTCCACGCCGCTTTCTCCAAGAAGGCGCACGGCAATAGCGGTTCGTTCAGCGGGATTCTCAATTGCAGCGATGCGCTTGCCGATCAAATCAAATTGGTCCGCTGGTGACATGCGGGCCACCTCGGCCGCCTCCAGGTTCAGGTCACGCATGGCCTGCTTGCCTTCGCCCATCCCGCGGGCGGCATCCGCGATCCGGCGCTGAAGATCGTTCACCGACTTTCCGACCCGCTTGGCATCCACTCCATTGTCCGCGAAGGCCTGTCTCAGAGTGGCAAGGTCCGCCACGGCCACACCGGTCTGCTTGGAAAGGTGATCCAGATCGGCCCCGAGGGTCAGAATCTCGCGGGCGTTACCGTAGGCTGACCGGAACCCCACATAGGCCGCCGTCGCAGCCACCACTCCGCGAAGGAGGTTGCCAAAACCTTGGGTCACCCGGTCGAGCTGGGCAAGGCGGGAGCGGATATCAATTAAAACACTGACGCGGGCATCGGCCATTCAATGGCCAGCGGCGTGTCAACGATTGCGCCTTACCGAAGCGCCCCAGCCAGAGAAGACCGAGCCCAGATCATCGGTACTGACTGAATCCTGCGGCTCCAGGGACTTTCCAAGGATGCGCCTGAATTGCTCCAGCTTCCGGCCAGCGTCCTTGTCCCACACGGCAAACGCCGCCAGTGCCTCCGTCTGAAGGGCCAGAAGAGCCTTGGTGGATTCCCGGCGATGATCCTCCCGGAGAATGAGCAGCACCTCCGGAAGCGACATGGTGGCGGCGACTTCGCCTACTGATCGCCCGAGGATGATGGCGCACTGGGCACAAAGTTCCCCAAGGTCTGCTGCAGCTTCATTCCCTTTTGGGCTACGGGCAGAAGAGCCTCGTTGAGATTGGCCCGCCGATTGGCCCACCGGCAGGCATTCTGAAAATTTAGATCATGGGCCGCTTCAACGATCGAGAGGATTGAATCAACGGTGAGGGTCTGGATGAAGTCCTCGTCCTTGTCGGTGACAAAGGCGGCTAGGGCTTCCTCATCCTCGGCCTTGGCGAAGTATTCAGGGAACTCCCTGATCTTGAGCAGGCGCACCTGCACTTCGACCTGTTCGCCGGATTGGGTTTCAATAGCTAGCGGGGAGTCGCCTGTGAGAATGCTGGAATTTGTTGAAGTGGTCATGATCTGAATTCGGGTTGGGATTGGCGTCAACTGTGGGAAAGCGTCGGGACGAGTTCTTCGGCTTTCAGCCGGATCTCCTGCCATGTGGGAGAGCGGCCTGTGCCCCGATAGAAGGTGCGTTGCCAGGTCCGCATCTTTTCCTGAAAATCGCAGTGGAGCTTTCCGATATGGGTCAGGGCTCCGGCTCCGTCGACCTGGGAAGAATCCTCCCGGTCTCCGGTGCCATCAAGGCTCTGCCATGCGTATTTCCAATGAAGGATAAATTCCAGGCCGGACCCGTCCCATTCGAAAAGCTTGGACCACAGGTCTTTGTAGAGCTGAGCATGATCCGCATCCGAAAGGGTGTCGCGGTTGATGTTGTATTCCGAGATGAACATCCGCGGACCCGACTGTGGTCCCCCCTGTTCGGGAAGTTTCGATTCGACGAGATTGAGTGCCTGATGGATCTCGGATTCGGTCATTGTCCGAAACTCATTGGCGGAGATGGACACATAATCGACTTTCGTGAGTGCGGGAAGAATCGAGTTGATGACTCCCCGGTTCCCATCGACACCCCATGACAGCTTGTTGGTTTCACAATAGTTCCAGACTTCAACATCGGAGTCCGGCGTTGCGACCTTTCCCTGATCAATCCCATCCTGTCGGGCCTTTGTCCAAGCCGCATATCCAGCGATGTCCTGATCGGTGATGTTCGTGTCCGGGTTGGTGCTTCCGATACCTGCGAGCTGCCAGTCACCTTCCCAGTCACCGAGGAAGAAACGACGCCCACTTCCCTTGTAGGTGTTTCGCAGGTAGACCGTGAAGGCATACCATTCGTTCCTGACGGTGTCCTGATAACCTTGCGTTGTAGGGAGATTAAACCGCCAGTCTCCAACTCCCAAGGTGTACGCCCAAAGGACCATGTCGGGGAATGGGATGTCGAGAATCGCCTTCGCCACCGGGTTGTCGCGCGCCAGTTCGGTAAGGGAATTGATGTCCGGGTCGACCGTGGTCTGAAGCGTCGCGTCTGTCGTCCCGTAGTCTGTGGGCCCAAGGCCAATTTTGAAAACGGAAGCTCCCCGCTGGTAAGCGAGTTTCGCACAGTCAAGGGTGAGTTGACGGTCCTCCCCAAAGCCAAAATCGAGGTCATCAGCGCCGTCAAAATTCCCGATTTGCGCGGCCCCTAAAATGCAATTCACCCGGTCAACCGGATCGGAAACATCAACCTCGATCGCGTCTATGCGATGATCCCTTGTCAGGGAGCGGGTAACCTGCGCCCGCTCCGCATCCGATAGGACCCGGTTGAAGATAAGGACTTCGCGGATTTCGACAAAAGGATGTTCCTGGTTCCCGTTGGCGCCAATCGAAAGGAGGTTTCCAATCGGCATCTCCGATACGGAAGAACAAAGGACGTTGAACCCTTCCTTGACATATGCGCCCCCAGTGGAGGCAGGACGACCATTGATGAATTCCTCGGCAGTGATGTAGGCTTGAGGCACGGTTCCGACCACAGAGACTCCGGATGCCTCGTGCACCCCGATTTGAAGGAGCGTCACCGTTCCGGAAGTGACCCGAAGCCGCAAAGATTCGCGTTCACGAACGACAAAGGGCCGGTCCACGGTAGAGAGCTTCGCAATGCGCGTGTTGAATCCTCCACTTCCCTGATAGACCGATAGGAAGTCCCAATCCGCAATGACAGTGTCCTTGACCGCCCCATCGACATCGAGGAGTTCAATCGTAACTTCCTCACCACTTGCCACTCCGCCAAAGACGACGTGCTGCACCTCGACCGGACGGCTCCATTGAAATGTGAGCGAGTCGCCGCTTGCAGCGTCAAGGGTTCCATTTCCACTTGGGCCGGCGGTGATTCCGATCGCTCCGGTAAGAAAGGCACTGTTTAAGTTGGGGTCCACTTTGCCGGTTGTATAGTCGACAAGGGTCATCGTCAGCTTGTCGCTTGAGAGCGGAACATCTTGTCCTTGGAGCGGCGTTGCATTCCATCCAGTGAACAAAACCTGATAATCCTCGGACCAGCCGTCACCCTCATCGGGAGGAGTCGCAGGATCTCCACCAAAGAGATACTTTTTGCGAATCGAAGGCCCACGGATCTTTAATTCCAGACGGTTCTCCGAAATTTCATCGGTTGTGAGAAGGGCCTGATCCAGAAGAGCCTGGGAGAAGGCTCGGGCAAGCAGGTTGTTTTCCGCCTGCCGAAACACCATGAAGATGGTCGCCTGGGGACCGACTGAAAGATCAGTGACGTAGAAATCGGGATTCAGGAAGCGCCGGAATTTGATGGCAGCCTTTCCACTTTCATCCGGTGCAAGATAAGCCGCCGTCCCGACGATGGTATTCTCGTTCTCGGAATTCTCGACGATGTCAGCGAGGCTTGCCCCGTCAGCAAGTACCGGGAGTGCATCAGCCTTCAAATGGAAAATCAATCCACTCTCGATGAGGGCATCCGAAAGGATGTTCGTCCGCATTTTGAGCGTTTTCAGAAGCGAAGCCGGTAGGATTGAAGCGGCGACAGGGTTGAGATTCTTTTCGGACCCGCTCGCCTGGGTGTTTGCCGGGGACAATACAAGCGTATTCTCGGATCCAGCAGGAAGATCGTTTGCGGCGGGAGGATTGTTCGTGTTCGTGGGTCCTGCGGGCAGGACATTCGATGAAGGCGCAAATACCTCACTGACCGTTTCAGAATCGTTATCGGTGTCCGTCGTAGGCGTGCTGACGGTGGGCTCGATGGAGTTGGTCGGCCCGGTGGGCTTCGTGGAGGCCTCTCCATGTAGATTGTTGAGCGTGGTCATGTCATCAGGCGTGAGTGGGATTCAAGAGGAATGAATCTCAGCCTCCTCACGCATCCTTGCGCAGGTAAACCGTTCCGAGCGGCGAGAGCACATCGACCTTCAACTCGTATTCGCTGAAATCCTCTCCAAGGGAGAAGTCCCCCTCGAAGCGCACAATGCAGTGGAAGTCCTTGTGCATAAAGCGTGGGTCGGTCTGACTCTGGTTATCCCACATGCGGATACGGGCGAAGCCCTGGAGGCTCTGCGGTTGGCCGAAGGGAGTGAAGGTTTCATAGTCGGGATTCGTGCCGGTGTCCGCTCCCTGGGATGCGTAGAAGAGTGCCATGGCCGCCCGTTTTTCGAACTCGTCGAGCTTGATCTTATAGCCTTTGCGCAACTGGGTGGTAACGGAGCGGTCAAGGATGCGGATGCCGCGATAGCTCCCGAAGTGGTCCTTCACTTCCTGCTCATTCATCACCGTGACCTCTTTGACGTTTCCAAAGGCTGCTGCGGCAGCATCATAATCGCTTTCATTGGCGGGGGCGGCGGTTGCCCCGATGATGAGGGAGAAGTCTCCGGTTCCGACAAGAGTGAGATTTGGATTATTCATGGACGGGCTGGATGGTTAAAACCTTGAAGTTGCAGAAGTAGACCACCAGACCGCCATCGAGGGGCCCGGCTTCGTAGGCGGGGGTGTCAACCGTGAGCACATTCTGGAGTCCCCGCTGGGTCGGCCAGTTCGCCTGATGGAGCCATTGCAGGACCTCTTCCACGCACTGCAGGCAGGTTTTGCCGGTCTGGTTGGTGGCGGGATTCTCCAAGACACTCACCATAACGATATTCTCAAGGTAGAGCCGCGGACCCTTGCCGCCTGCCGGCCCCCCGGAAGCCTGTGTCACGACAAGGCAGATGCCGGTTTCCCGCAGGGCTGTTTCGAGCTTCGAGTTGAAGGATTCCTCCACAGTCGAGAGGATCTCAATTCCCGCGAAAAAGGCGTTCTGCCCGAGTGTGGTGATAATGTGCGAGATGACTTCCGAAAGCCTCATGCCGGAGAAGGCATGTCAACGTGGCAGCCTCTATCCTCGTAAGGGCATGCGTGGCGCAGGACCGGCATACGTGGCAACGCACTCATTGGGATGTAATGCTCACCTTCACGAAGCTGTCTCCGCGTGCAAAGGGCCCAATGGCCACAGGGGTGCCAGTAAAGCACCTGCGCCTCTCCTGCCTCCACCTCAGTCGCCACTCTCGGGACCAGATGCACCGGGGCGATCGTCGGCCTGACCTTCTCTTTGAGATTCGTCCATATCCATGCGGCGCGGGAGAAGTTGTAGCTGTTCGCCGTGTTGATCGGTGAAACCCGCTGGCAGAGCTGCCCGTCCAGCATGAACCAGCCACCAACCTGAATGTCGTCAAAAATCATGACGGCAGAGTCCTTCGGACAATGTTCATGAATTGCTCCTTCTGCTTTCGGGCAATGTAACCGCGCATGTCCCGGACCTGTGCCTGCATCGCCTTGCTGACCAATGCCCGCTTCTGGTTCTGGATCATCACACCGGAGAGATAGCTGGTCAGTCGTACCCTCGGACGGCGCTGCCCCTTGGCCGTGCGTACGATGGCCGCTCCAATCGCCGTCTTGGCCCGCGACAGCGCCTTGAAGAAGCCGGTCTGGCCATCCCGTTTGGAACGCCACTCCCGGAAAAGCCAACTGGCACTGAGCCACCCGATAGAGCGTTTTCGGGCGGCAATCTCCTGCTTCACCGAAAGCGTCTTGCCCTTCTTGTTCTTTCGTCTCCGGATGGCGTAATTGCGTGAGGCCGCCTCCTGCTCAATGCGTTCCTTGCTCGGGGCTATCGCCTTGAATTGTCGATACAACTCAAACCGAAGCCGCTTGGCCCTGGACTCAATCAACGGTCCCAGTTCCCGCTGGTTGTAGCGGGTGTATTCGCGCAAGGTCCTCTGGAAAGCCCGCACGTCCCTGGCTGAACCCGCATTCATAGCTTTCCCATGAACTTAAGCACCGCGATGACACCCACGGCAATCGCCGGAATGGAGGTCGCCACCCAGAAGAAGCGCAGGAGGATATCCATCTTTCGTCGCAGGTCGTTGATGGCTGCCCGCAAACCATTGTCGCCCCGCTGACCCCAAAGCGTGACCTCAAGCGTCGTCACACGGTGATCCATTTTGGCGAACCGTTCAGCCACCTTCTCGCGACAGATGTCGCAGTCCTTTTTCAATTCATCCGGGCTCATGGGTTCAAAACAGCGCATTCCACGCGGGCGATCAGTGAATTGGGGCTACGGTGCAGACGAGTCACCCGGTAAAGGAATCCATCCTCATCAGTGAGGCTCGCCCCGACCTTTAGGGCATCGGAGGGGATTTCAGAACGGAAGGCGGAAACCAGCACGCTGTCATCATCAGATGGAGTAAGGTCATATTCCTCACTCTCCGGTTGCAGTCGCTTAACGAGTCCCCGGAACGCTGTTACGCCATGCGTGAAGGTGCGACCGGTCGCTTCCAGTAATTCCTCGAATCCCTCCAATTGATCGGTGGTGTGACTCATGTCTGCAAGAGCCTGTCAACCGGTCAAAGAAAGAGGCCCCACCGTCGCCAGTGGAGCCTCGCAGGTGCTCGAACCGCAAGCTCGTTCAAATTGATCAGGCAACGTCCTCGATGCGGAGAATACCATCGGTGATGGCGGTGCGCCGGCCATAGACACACTCGAAAGCGGCGATTTCCTTGCCGGAGTCGTTGTCGTAGAAACGCCGGTACCCGATGGTGATTCCGGTCTCGGGATCCGTGACGGCTCCCGTTTCCAGGTAGGACTCCGGGCGCAGCGGTTGCAGGTAGCGCATCGCCACAGCCAGTCCCTTCGGATGTGCCACAAAACCGACGAGATTCTCCGTGTTGTCCGGCATGATGGTCGTCTCATAGACATCAAAGCCGTAGATGCGCGGGATGCGGGCCTCCATCAGAGAGGGAGCACTCATCTGCGCGAGGTAGCTCTGGGAGACCTTGGGATCGCCCAGCAAATTCGTGTAGTAGGCGTCGTTGATGATGAGGGCACGTGAAGCCACCGGCATGTTCTTGGCCGCACAGGCACCACGCAAAGAGAGAACCGTGGAGGCATCGAAGTCGGCGGCGGCCACCGCAGGGATCCCAGCCGCACCGTAGTTGGCGATGGTGACGATGTTCCAGATGTCCGTGAGAACATCCTCGGCCAACTGCCGGGCCTTTTCCTCGGCCAGGCGTTCCATGGTGGGCCAACTGGATTCACTCACTTCCTTGTCCGTCAGGTGCAGGGACTGAACCTTGTGGCGGTCCAGAACGACCGGCAGCGAATTGACGTTCGAATCCATGTTCTCCGAGTAGCTCCCCGCAAAGTCGTAGGAGGCGCCAGCGGCACCGACCACCGGCACATTCACCGTCTTCCCGCGTTCAATGAACTCGCTGGAAAAGTCGGTCGAGAACGCACGCAGGGGCGTGAGGGCGGCGACAAAGGTTTTGAGAAACTTGTCCGCAATGCGGATGTCCTGAAGATTGGTGAGGGTGTTGGCCATGACTGGTTCTTGATGTCAACTGTTGAGGGTTACTTGCCGATGAGGGCGTCGCGGTGCTTGCGGAAGAAAGCGGTTTTCTTTGCCGGATCGGTGATGGCGTTGAACTGCTCAAGGAGATCGGCCTGCTTCGCATCGCCTGCTGGGGTCACCTGGACAGGATCCACTCCAACAGAGGCGCAGATTTCAGCGGCTTTGCTCTCCGCTTCTTTTGCTTCGGATTCCAACTGCGCAATGCGGGCATCAGCTTCGGCCTGCTTCTCCTTTGCCTGGGCGAGGTCGTGGTCCAACTGCTTTTCCTTCTCGTGGGCAGCGTTCAGATCATTGGTCAGGGCCGTGATCTTCTGGTTGGCATCCTCCAGCATTTCACTGGCGGCGGTAAGATCGCCCCGGACGGCATCCAGCTCGTCAGCCGAGCTTTGATGGGCCGAGAGCAGATTGGCGTAAGCCTCGCGTGCTTGGGCGAGTGTGTTCAGTTCTTCCGATGCGGCGAATTTCATGCCTTCTTTGGCATGTCAACCAGACGCAGCAACTCGGCATAGGTATCGGCGTAACTGCCCACGTGATCCACGAGGTTTGCCTCCTTTGCTTTGCGACCAATAAAGGTCTGCCCGCGCATGGCATCCGGACCGATGTTACGATGTTTCACGACATGATCGCGGAACTGCCCGAAATACTCATCCACCATTTCCTGTAGGTGTTCCCGGTGCGCGTCCGTGAATGATGGTGGCCAGGTTGCATCCTTCAGGTCGCCCCCGGTATGGGTGATGTAGGCGGGCTTCCAGCCGCGCTGTTCCCATGCCCCGGACACATCCACAAGGGGCAGGATCGTTCCGATGCTTCCGACCTGCGCCGAGGGCGACATCGCAATAAAGTCCCCGGAAGCGGCCAGTGCATAGGCAGCCGAAGCTGCCAGTTCATCAATCCATACGGCCTTCGGCTTTTTGATGCCGCTTAACATTTGGGCTGTCTCCACATTCCCGGCCGCCATGCCTCCAGGGGAATTTACGTGGAAGAGGAATCCCCGGGCGCCATCCTCGACAGCAATCTGGACTTCCTCCTCAATCTGCTCGTAACCGGTGTTTCCGCAGGAGCGTTCAATCTGGCTTAAGTGCCGTCCCAGGGTTCCCGTGATATGAACATGGGCGATTCCCTGCTCGTCGATCTCGGCATCCGGGCGGGGATTCACGAAGTCCGACAACTGAAGGTTCGAGGGATCCGCAAATATCCTGCTCTGGAATATCTGGTGCAGGGCGAGCCATCCGTCACTGGTAATGTTCCATGGAGCGCGGTAAAGGGCGTTGGTGATGTGGGCGAGTCTCATGGCTGAAATTGGGACGAGGGGCAGGAATCGAACCTGCGTTGTCGGGTTATGAGCCCGACCGAATCCATTTCACCCTCGCGCATCTTCATCCTTGGAGCTGTCAACCAGCGCCCGAGCCTGCGGCATGGGTAAGTCCCCGAATGTCGAGAAGAAATTTCAGTCAAAATTGACTGATTTTCGGGCTTCTTATTCCAATTAAAATGCCTTCTTTTCTGAGCATGAACTCAGCACAAAAGTCTGATTACCCGGATCCTTCCAAAGCCGTGCTAGGCTTTTCAAAAAGAGAGAAACTTTGGATTCCAGTATTCTGGTCGCCCGAACACCAGTTCTGGTTCATGGAACTGGGAAGTGGTAATGTGGAATCATTTCCCCCCTCAGATATCATCGACTGGATGGATATGCCAAAGGCTCCAAAAGAATCAGTCCTTATAGGATAGGTTTGAGCCCTGCGGTTTGTAGAGCATTTCGGGAGGTACTCCGTATTTATTGGCAGCATCAATGATCGCTCTCGCATTCTGCCCCCGCTTTTCCAGCTCCTCCCGGAAATCCATGCCCAGTTCGGCGAAGTGATCGTCCAGGGTCTTAAGCCCTGTCTCCACATCTGCGCGATTTTGCTGGGCCTCCCGTCCGGCGTCGACTGTGATGCGTCGGGGCGTCACCCATGCCACCTTGTTCCAGCCCTTCTTGGGTTCCAACTCGCCACGGTCGATGGCATCCCCAATGACCCAGCCCCATGTGGGACGCAGGAATCGCTGGATGAGGATCAGTTGGCGATAGGAAAAGCGCCGGTCGGCCTTGGCGACAATCAATCGGACTGAAGCTCCGCCAACCTTTGTCGGGTCGAGGACAAACTCATAAGGGAGAACGCCCGCACTGCTGTCCCGCTTCAAGTGCTCCAGGAATCCCGTGAAGACCGGGCTGGGTCGATGCGATTGGAAACTCTCCATGGATTCGCCTGGCTTCAAAGCCACCACCTTGCCCCCCACAATCTTTTGAATCGCAGTCGGATCACTCTGCTCGGCCAATTCACCCGTATCCGATGAGACCCGGAAATCCCCATCGTCCTCGAGTGTTCCCTCCTGACGCTTGATGATCCGGGATACATCCTGATTGTCCTTAACTGCGTGCTTCTCCAGCGCGAGCATCTCCATTTCATCAAGAACGTGGTTGATCGAGTGCTGCATGGTCGGATGGCTGCGGGCGCCGCTGGCAAACTCCGGTTCAAAGACGTGCATCACCGCGTTGGCGTAAACCGGTCGGTAAGTGCCATCATCCTGCTGGACCATGTAAGCCAAGGGTGCCCCAAATTCATCGAAGAGCACTCCGTCAATGGATTCGGCATCATCGGCGCCGGACCCAACCCGGTGTGACTCAACCAACTGGATGCGGGCGCGGCCAAGGCGGTCGCGAACTTTCAGCACAAAGTATTCGCCGTCCACGTCGATGCCTCGGCAGACAAGGTTCTGGCATTCTTCGAAAGAGAATCGGTTCGTTACCTCCGGACGGTTGCACCAGCGAAGAAAATACTGCTCTGCAGCGCGATTCCATTCGGGATCTTCGGTCTGCGCTTGTGGCCGGATTCCATCCCCGGTAGAGTAGATCGCCATGTCGCCCACCACTTCACGGGCAAATCCGCTGTTCTTGTTCAGGTACCGGCTCTTGCGCACCAGTTCACGCCGGGCGTGCGGGGTTAGTTCCTTTTTTGCATCGGTGGGCGCGGCTCCAGGGACCCGGGAACGGCGCGACGAGTAATTGGCCGCCTCGTAGGGGGAAATCGACAGGATGCGGGCAATGCGCTGGAGGATCTTCACGGCTCCGGCGCCATGTCAATCAGGACTACTTTTCCAGATGGCCCACGAACCCGGTCGCTGATGTTTTCAATGGCTTTCCGTATGTCGCCGGATCGAGCTTCTGCAGGGCCTTCTGGCAGGCGGCGATGACCGTATGAATCTCGTCAATCCTACGCTTGGTGACGCTGGATCCGTCATTTGCGTAGGCGGCCAAGGTCTTCTTCAGTTCAGCCTTTTGCGAGGTTAGGATTTCCTCGACCTCCACCTGGGTAAATCCAATGCTGTAATCAACAACTGCCATTGAACAATTTGGACCTGTCAACCCATGACTGATGCTGAACTGATAGAGGAATTTATTGAAGTTGAGAAAGATGCTGAGAATGGCACTCACATCTATGTGAAGATGATTGAGTGGAATGGACAAACGCCGTTCACGAATCCAGTACGGGCTGTAACGCTTAAGAAGCCACCCTCAGAGGAACGCTTGGATCGGGAGTTCAAGAAAATCCTTGGTTACAAAAAATACTTTCAGGTTTGCTCTGAATGCGGAGAACGTAACCCAGTGGGATGGATGATTACTGAAATGGGTATCTGCCAGCAATGCGGGACTGAGAATCACGGCATTGTCTATTGAGACTCTTCTTCTGCGGGCTGATCAACGCTCTCCCGTCCGATGATCTTGAGCATGGTTGCCGCCGCTGCTTGCATGGACTCACAGTCCCAGTAATGATTGGCACGCTTGCCGATCTGCTTCCACATCCAAGTGTTCTTTTCCTTCACCCGGTTTTCGCTCTCCATCTGGGAGAGGTAGTCCTCGTCAATGTCGTCCGGAACTTCCCATGTCGGGCCGTTGGCCGGATCCTGATTGCGGCGAAGCCGGGCCAGCGTGTCCTTGATATTGAGATTCGACCAGTAGTGAACGAAGCAGTGTCGCCCTGCACCAAGTACCACCTTCCGTCTGGGTGAATAGAAACGCTGGATGGGTGTCTTGCTTTTGGAGCGGTGAGGAAAGGTCAGACGACGGTCCCCAATCAGGGCGATCCATCCAGTCTTGGAGCATTGTCGGTAAACGTCGTAGGTCGCATGGCCGGCATCGACAAAGACTAGGTTCGAATGAATCCCAAAACGCTCCTGCAATGCCTCCACATCCGTAAAGGTGTGCAGCCGTTCATTCCAGACCAGCCGCGAGGATCCGTCCGGTCCCCATGAGCGGACAACGGCAAAGAGATGATCCATCTGGCAGTCAACGGTAAGGATGCGAAGTGCAATGACCTGCTCCACAAATGGTGGTGCCACAATCGCCCCGGTTCGGGTGATGCCTCCTTCCTCCTCCCACGTCTCACCCTTGCGGTAGCCACAGATGGCAATCTCCATCTTGTAGTCCTCGACATATTCCCTCCAGGGGAGCGCGAGGCGCTTCTGGTAGAACTGTTGCAGGAGACTGGTATCGCCCTGTTTGGCGGCCGCTTTTGCTCGGAGGTAGAGTTCCGCCAGTTTCCCCCACGACATCGCACAGAGGGCATTCCAATGAAAGCCTACATTCTCCACGGAGGCGTTCGTGTTGGTACGGATGAACCTGCCTGTAGCGTTCAATTGGCGACGAACCGCATCCGAATCCGGGAAGTAATGGTTGCACTCGCAGCAGCGCATGGAAGTGGTCGCACGAACCTCAGAAAAATCCCATTCTCCATCGGCTCCTCGGGCGGACTTTGACCATTCGACGTTTTCCCATTCAAAGGGCTGCCGGTGGCCACATTCCGGACAGGCGAAGGTCCACTCGCGCATGTCGGTCGTTTCAAACTTACGGTGGGTGTCATCATTCTCCTCGCCGCCCTGGGACATGAAGATGCACTTACCCAGCCATCCAAAGGCGGTCACGCGGGCCTCCGCTTCGGCCATGTGCCCGGTCGGCCACCTCCACGTTTCATCACCGATCAACCATCGAATGGAACGGCGCTGGAGGTTCGTCTTGTTATGCGCCCCCAGTATCCAGAGCGTCATACCATTGGCAAAATGGATCGTATGGTTTCTTCGCTTGTGCCGATCCCTCGGGTAGAGATTTTTAACGGGTTCACATTCCTCAAAGAGCTTCTGGATGCGCGATTCGGATTGGTCCTTCGCGTCCTCGTCGGTCTGGTCCAGCCAGAGGGTCGGGCCCGGGAGGTTGGCTATAATGTAGCAAAGGGTCAGCTCGGGCACCGTGGTCTTTGAGGACTGCACCGAGGCAAGGATCGAGACCACCTTTACCCGCGGATCGACAATCGCTTCCATCACTTCACGTACCCATGGAGAATTGTCCGAGCGAAACCGGCCCGGCATCGGCGAATACGGAATCGTGGCAATGTGTTCCTCCGCCCATTCCCACGGAGGCCGGCGATCAGGAGGCTTCACGCCCTCGGCAAACATGCTGGCGATTTCCCCGTTCATGCCTCCGTCCATCCGCTGAAGAATTCATAGGCCTGCCTGCGGGCCTCATCCAAAGCCTTCGCATTCTCCTCCCGGATCCCCACGGCATCCTTGCCACAGGAAAGCGGAGGCAACTCATCCTCCAGGCGCTTGTGCAGGATGGCGAAGAGGCGGGCCATGCCTTCGATGATGTTTCGGCGAACCTCCTCCTTGTGGAGATAATCGCCCCGTTTGATGGCGAGCCTCAATTCGCGCTCCTCGATGTCGACCAGAAGGCGACGGGCTTTCAACGCTTCCTGATTCGCTCCGGACAATCCCTTGCCGCCTTTGAGCCCATTGAGACGGACAAACTCCCGCCATGCGGTGACATCGTGCTGGCCGTTCGGAAGCGGCTTGGGCGCTCCCTCCATCTTCTTCCAAATATTGATCGTTCGCCTTGTGACCGCGAGAATCTCCGCCAGTTCAACGATCGTCTTGGCATAAGCAGTGGTCTTTGAACTGCCCGAGGCCCGGGCTTCAATCAGGGCACGCTCGGCCGTGGTCAGGGTCTTCCCTGAACCTACTTTGCGGATCAGGTTCTCAAAATCTTTGTTAAGAACCTTCTGTGCCGCCTGTTCATCGAAGTTCTGCTGTTCCACATCTGATTTACTTCATGAGGAGCCAACCGGCGAATTGCAGATGCCGGTAGACCAGTTCATAGCGGACAAAGCCAACACGGCGAAAGAGTGCCTCGTTCTCAGCCACGGTCTGCGGGAACATCTGGCCACGCAGGGCAGCGGACTTGTTGAGAACCTCCTCGGGACTGAGCCCGTTCTCCAGCTTCATCTCCCAATACAGGGACTGGGTGATGTCCTGGAATTCCGGAATGCTCCCAAGAACCTTCTCAACAACGAAGAAGCCGCCTCCTCGTTTGAGGGAGTCATAGCATACAGACAGTACCGTTTGCTTGGCCCCTGGCCGGAGGAACTGGAGCGTATAGAGGGACACCCCGTAGTCATGCCCGCTGATTTGGGTGAGCATGGAAAGGTCGCAGAAATGGACATCGACCCCCTTTGCCTTGGCCTGCTGGATCATCGCCCGGGAGTTGTCGTAGCCGATGACCTTGATGTCCTTCTGGGGATTGCGGGATTGAATTCTCAGCAGGGTCTCTCCGGTGGAGGCCCCAAGGTCGATCACTGTTCCGCCATCCTGCAGGAACCAGTCGGCAAAGCTCGCCGCCAGATCCTGAATGCGGTCATAATCCGGCACACTCTTTCGAACGTGCTCATCGAAATGAGGGGCGACCTTCTCGTCGAACACCCAGTTGCTGCGGGTTGTCTCAATGCCTTGTCCGGCTTCCATGCCGGGGAAGCTGATGTCAACGATTAGCCCGGAAGCATCATCAGTTCCTGATCGGTTACCCGGACCGCCCCGATACCGTAGCGGGCGTACATTCCGCGCGTCATGGGGTTGCTTTCCAGACCGAAATATCCGCTTTCCCCGTACTTTGGAAAGATGCGGTTTTTAAGCAGGTGCTCCTTGATCTGGTGAGGACGTGAACTGATTTCTGCGAAATAGGAATCCATTGGCGACCAGCCGGTCTTCTCCGCGATTCGCGCCAAGGTGACTTCCTGATAGCGGTTGGGCCGGGCTGTGATGAGGATGACCCGGTGCGGGCGAAGCAGATCGACCAGCCACTGCCTGTACTCCTCCTGTTCAATTTGCCGGATGAAGGGCCGGATTGGCGGAGTCCCACGCTTCGGAGAATTCCCCACAAGGGTGTAGTTAAGATCTAGGAGATAAATCATAGCTTCCCTCCCAATCGTTTTTCAAAGGCCGCAATTGCCTCTTGGGCCAAGCCCATCCGGGTGCCGTCCGGGTATGGCAGATCAAATTCAAATTCAAGAGCCGCCCTGAGCCGGTCCTTGTCGACTGGCAGGGCGTGGGCGCATGTAGCGGTGATGTTATTACTCATCTCCCTTACTTTGACGGAGCGAAAGAAGGGAGTCCAGAGCTGATGGAATTCTTTCTCGGTGTGGTACTTTTGGACCTTCGGTTTGTCCTGAAAATCACCGATGCGAATGCCGCTTTCGTAATCGAGGCGAAAGGCGATGTTCGCCGAGTTGGACTTGTTCAAGAAGGCCTTGCCGTTGACCTGTCGCCAACCGGTTTCGCTCACGCTGGAGGCGCAGGCATAGACTTTTGTTTCCGGGCGGCAGAGTGCCTGGAGGATGACCGCGATGTGCTCGCGGTCCGATTGAAACGGCACCGAGTTGAGGACACTCGCGAGAAAGATCGATGTCCATTCCTGACCGCCCGACACCGCTTCCAAAAACTCCCGACAGATGACGAGGCTCTTGTCCTTGTCGATCTCTGAGCGGGTGATGTGGTAGGGCTCGAAGGCTGTCACCTCAAAACCGGCCGCCCGGAGGATCTTCGTTTCCGTGAGATGGCCGGCGCCGAAGTCGAGGATCCGGGTCCCATGTTCGCGCACCCATGCCGCCTTCTGTTTTGCATTGAAGATGTCGAAGGTGTGGCATGGCTTGGATCCATGGACGGCAAAGATGAAGCCGTTGCCCAATTCCTCCCGGACGCGCCGGGCCCGCCGGAATGAGTTGTAGCGAAGGAGGTCGTCGTAACGACTCTCCACATCAAAATCCATGGAAAGCAGATTCATCATCGCCTCCGCGAAAGCCGCCTCATCGTCCGAAACATACACCACCGGGGCGGTGTCGATCTTCTTCTCCGCAAGCATCTCCAATCGGCCAATGCCATTGATGACTGTTCCGTCGCCCTTGCAAATAATCGGCATCAGAATCCCGTGGCGGTGAAGGGTCCGGGCAAGGTTTCTGGCATACTGCATCCAGCGGTTGGAATTTGTCCTGCACAGTTCCTTCACACTTACCTGATTGGGAGTGAGACAGCGAATGAACTCCGGGGAGTCGACCGCCTTGTCGGGAATGGCCTCTGCCAACCGGTGGACATCGAGGGCGGCCAGTTCCCTCGTCGCTTTCTGCGGAGTAGTGTTCCAGTCAAAGTCATTGGTCGCCCGATTGAAGACAATGTTCAGCGCCTTGCGCTGGGCCAAGTCCATCGGGCGGGTGCGGAACACTGGCAACTGCTTCGCCCCCATTCGGGTCGCCACCAGATGTCGCTGGTGCCCGGACAGAATCTCCCCGTTCGCATCGGCAAAGATAGGTGCCAGAAAACCGAGTTTCCGAAGGGAGAGCTCAATCAGATCCAGTCGTTCGGGATCGGCACTGCGGGGATTATAGGTGCTGGGCTGGATGGCCTCGATGTCTTCCAGGCGAATCATATGCCGAGCCGTTTCTTGAGTTCCTTCAATACGGATTCCTTGTCGAATCCCACCTCCTGTTTCACGGAATCAATCCAGGTGAGGTAGTCCTCCTGGGGGAGCTTGAATCGGTAAAGTCCAAGAGCGATAGTCACGTCACCTTTTTCGAGGTCCTCCTCTTCGGCGTCCGTATCATCGGGAGCGTTGCCTTCGGGATTGAGGAGACTGTCCAAGTCCGCGTCCTCAAAACCGGTGAGGAGCGTATCAAACCCGTCTACCTTGAGGTCATTGACCACGGATTCGAGCGAGTTTAAATCAATGCTGGCCAGCTCCGCGAGGCGGTTGTCGGCAACAAGCACCGCCATTTCATCGTTCTCGCTGGCAAAATCCTGATAGTCGACCGGCACAAGCTGCAAGCCAAGGTGTTTGGCGGCGGCAAGGCGACCGTGGCCGGCGACAATCAATCCGCTTCGCTTGGAGACTGTGATTGGGTGACGCCATCCAAAATAGCGGATGTTCTTCCCCAAGAGCTCGATCTGGCGGGCGGGGTGCGTGTTCGGGTTGCGAGGGTTGGGTTGCAGATCCTCTACGGGCACAAGTTTGTCAAAGCCGCACCAGACTTCGATGCCATCGGCCAATCCCTTCGCCTTCACTTCATTGGGTTCGCTCATGCGGGTGGGCAGGATGTCAATTCACCCGCTTCACAGTCAGAGCCCGCTGGCATCGAAGTGTGTTTCAAGATCGGCAAGGGCTGCGCGGACATTGCCTCCGCAACCCACAGCGATCCGGGCGGCCACATCTTCGGACACTCCCCATCTTCCCATCAGAAAATTCCTGATCTCGTCCGAGTCGGGGCTAAGCAACTTGATCGCCTGGAACCGGGTTTGAAATCGTTCGGTCAGTTCGCCCAAGTTCAGGTTGCTTGTTCCGATGAAGGCCCGTCCCGGTGGCAGCTTGTCAAGGTAGGACAGGAGCAGGTCCTGCGCATCCCGTGAGCAGCGGTCGAGTTCGTTGACCAGTTTCACCGTCCACTCCGAATACAGGCTCCCATAGTGCAGGTCACGCATCCATCCCTTTACGGTCTCAATGGTGACCAGCTTCCCATTCGCCTCCTCGATGCTCCAATGCGAATCGCTCAGGGATCCGGCGAGCATTTCGGCGATCGTCGTCTTGCCCACTCCGGGCGGTCCGTAGAGCAGCACCTTGAGCGGTGTCCGGCCATTGGCCTTGGCCACTTCCGCCTTCGCGATCAGCTTTCTGGCCACGGGGCCGGCAGGTCCGAGAATGTCCTCCGGTCGCTGCGGTCGCCATGACAGGGGCGCAATTATCGTTTTCGGTGAACCTTTCATAACAGCCCCGATTGCGCGAAGGAGTAGTAGCCGGTCCCACAGGGATCAGCGTCCTTGTCCCCAATTATAACGTGGTCAAGCAGGTCGATCTGGATGGTCTTGGCCGCCTCCCGCAACTGGCGGGTAGCCCGGATGTCAGCCTGACTCGGGTTTGGATCGCCGCTTGGGTGGTTATGGACCACGATCACGGCGGAACTGTTTGCCAGTACTGCTGGGCGGAACACTTCCCGCGGATGGACAAGTGCGGCCGTGGCCGTTCCCTTCGTCACCGCGACCCGTCCGAGAGGCTTGTTTTTCCGGTTCAGGAGGATGACGTAAAACCACTCAACGGTGGGGTCCGGATCGAACGCGTCCCCCATATATTGAAAAACCCGCTCCGGGGAGTCTACCACCGTGAGCGGGCCTGATTGGACCAGTTTGTATTTGAGGGACGCCTCGTAGATTCTCATGCGTCCACCTCCCGGCGCTCATGCGCCCATCCTTCCCGGCGAATCCGCCCTCGGAGGGTGTTGATCGGCACATCCATGAGTCGTGCGACATCCTTCGGGGCGCGTCCCTGCACGTAGCATTCCTTGATCGCCTCCCAGTCGTATTGGGGACGGGGCTTGGTGTTCTGGAAGGGGGTCGGCTCAGGCGCCTTTTCCTCCTCTTCGCTCTCGCCCTGAAAGGCGTCGTAGCGTTCGGCAGGGGGGGTCGGAATCGACGGTCGGATTTCCGGAACGCCCTCGCCGGTGGACTGCCCGAGAATTTCCGCGACAATCTCCCGGATCAGGGGGACAGGGATTTCCGTGATGGAGAAGACCAGTCCGGTCAGGCTGGCCCGACCCAGTTGGTCCTTGAGGTGCTTCATCGCAGCCCCTCGCGTTCTTCCGAGGTAGCGGCCCTCGAACAGGGTCTTGTCGCTTTCCTCGCATACGATCCAGTATAACTTATCCATGGTGTTGTTCCTTTCGGTTTGTTGTTGATTGTGCTGGTTCATTCCAGCGAAGCAGGTGGCCGGGTGTTTCCGTCACAAGTCCGGTCCGTTTCAACGTCTCGACCAGCCGGGTGTAGTCATCCAGTGTGACTTTCCCCATGAGCCGGGCATAGAGTTCGCCGGAGGGCACTTCGCCCGCGTGGCGGATGATTTCAGCGAGGGCCTTGAGTGCCTGGAAAGCGGATTCCAGTTGGTCCCTCAGTTCGGTGTTTGATGGTCCTGTTGCCATGGTATCACTCTGCCAGATTGGTGACAAAATCAAAGAGTAATCTTCGTCTTTCTGTCGTGATAAAATAACGACACATTACTCTGGAATTGGGTACTCACTCTGGCAGAGTTATAATCGGAATAACCTGACAACCAACGAAAGGAACACCGTCATGAATACCGATAAGAATACCAACGCCACCCCATGGCCCGCCGTCGGCCAAGGGGCCACCGTCTGCCACTACAGCGACCGAACCGCCTGCACGATCCTCGCCGTCTCAAAGTCCGGAAAGACGATCACCCTCCAGCCCGACCATGCCGAGCTGGACAACTGGAAGCCGGAAATGATTCCAGGCGGATTCGCCGCCCACTGCACCAACAACCACTCGCAGCGCTACCGCTATCGTCCCAATCCCGACGCCCCCGTCTGGAAGGCCCGCAAACGCAAGGATGATCTCTACCGCACGACCAACAACGAACGGGTCATTTCAGGCCGCCACCAGTTCCACGACTACAACTTCTGATTTCCCATGATCGACCTACTGAAAGTCACACCAAAATTCCCACTTGGGAGACTCCTCGCAACCCCCGGTGCCATCGCCCTCGGGATCAACTTCGCCCCTTACATCAACCGGCATGTCCGGGGTGATTGGGGTGATGTGGATTCGGAGGATTGGGAGCGCAATGATTCCTCCATCGAAGACGGGACGAGAATCATTTCCGCTTATCAGACCGCGGCCGGACGCATCTGGATTATCACCGAGGCTGACCGGGCCGTGACCACGGTGCTGTTGCCGAGTGAGTATTGATGTTTATCTGTTGAATGTTTAGCCGAAGGCTGGAATAGGCGATGGGAAATCATCCACTTTAATTCTGGATGGGTGTTGAAATCCTCCACCTGCATTTCGCTTGAGGCAATAGAGCTTGTCCCGGCAGACGTCTTTGATGAACGCATTCCAAGGGCTTCCAGGTAGGTTTCCACAAGCAAGCACCACCATCTCAACCTGTTTAATGACCTTAAGGATTTGCTCTGCATTTATTCGATCGGCGTCATTATCATGGAATACTCCCGATGGATCTGTTGAACAATATGGATATAAATTCACGAGATGGAAGCCGCCCCAATTCCACTTGATGGCCAAATTCCCACATTTGAGAGCTGTCTCATCATTGACTAATTCATCGGCTACAGACGGATTAGCACAAAGGAAGGCATTGATTGGAAATTCCCGGTTCCATATTCGGCTAAGCCGGTATCGATACTGGCCGCAAGCTGACTTAACAGCTTCTGATTCCACCGTGGATTTATGGGTGATTACACTGGTAGCCATAGGATGATATTGGGCGCACATTACACCCTTTCAAGCTCTCTATTTTGTGGGAAATGAAAAAATCCAGATGTCTCTCAAACCGACCGGTCTGAAGAGGGACCCTACCTTGGGTGGAGCGGGCTAATAGATTCCTTTGGCCGCCCCTCGATTCATGGCGCCATGAGTCGACAAATTACGACAAAAGACGACAAATGTGGTCTTAAACCTCGATAACTGGCTCACGTTTCTGAGCTTCCTCTTCCAGATAGGCGATGATCGCCTGGATATCCCGGAAGTCTGACAGCATCTCTTCAATCTGCTCTCTGGAGGCGTCAGCCATCCAGCCGGAGCGTTCAAATCGCTTCCACCACCGGGTCAGACCATCAACCCATGACAGATGGTTGTCGATTCCGGTGGTTGTTGGGTCTGGCAGCATCTCAGCCTCGGAGACAATCCTGCCTGAATTGATCGACTTGCGGAGTCGGCGCGTGGACATGTCGTGCTTGTCTGCTCTGTCCAGCCACTGGCGGCGTTCCTCCTCGTCCTTGACCCTTGCGACTGCGGTGTGGTGCTCGAAAGTCAAATGGGGCCGGCGCTGATCTTGAGGGACGTTTCTGGCAACGTAAGCTGCGTTCATCAAGGATCGCATCTCCAGTCCGGTTTCAGCCATTGCCGATTCATACCGCTCCCGTATATCCTCCGACATCTTCTCAAACCGCTCACCACCATTCCAGCGGTCTTGCCCGTAATTGAGCCAATCGCCCACGAGGAAGAGGGATGTTCTGGCAACCCGTCCCACTTTGCGACCGATCTCCAGCCATTGCTCAAAGGTGATGTCTCCATCAAAGCGAAGTCCTATTTCAGTTACCTGGACGGGAGCGCCGTCGATTATCAAAGTGTTCTCGGTGGTCATAATGTCTGCGTTGTGCCTTTCGATATGCCTTACGTGCTGTCAACGAGCGCATGGCTCGGGACGGGAGCAGATCGAGTTGCTGCGTGATCTGGACACAACGCTTGGAGACGGCTGCACGAGTCACCCCATGGCGCTTGGCAATGGCGGTCATTGAATCGCCCATGAAGCAAAGACCGGTCACCACCGCAAGACACTCCAAGGAAAGCTGCGGATTTGGACGTGAAAGTAAGTCGGCAACGAGATGACGCAAGGCATCCCAAACTCGGTCGCTCTCACCCTGTTGAGTTTCTTCATCAGACTCTTCCGGAGCGGCGATAGGCAACTCTGAGACATCATTGGGTTTTCCAAGATGGAAAGGATCGACCTGCGGAGAGAGCAGTCCCTGTTCCTCAAGCTGTCTGCGTTTCTTCGGGGAAAGACTTGCAACCCATTCAGCGTAGGCAGTCTTGTATTCAGAATTTCGTGCGGATTGTGTGTCAGAATATTCACTCATGTTTTGCGGCTCGGTAGAAGTTGATTGGCGTTCAGGATTATTTCTCGGGCATACCACCAGACCCATTCCTCGACCTGCCATGCCGCCTCCTCGGGTGAGGGAGCAAAGAACACTGGCACATCGAAGCGGGCCTCAATCGTGGAAAGGGTTGCGAGGACACTACGTGGTTTGATGGCGCTACGATATTGACCGGTCTCGATTTCGTGACGCGTGCCGACGACCAGTAGACGGCGGAAGGCAAAACCACGCATCCGGTGAAGCTCACGAAAGAACCGGTCACGGTTTTGGCCCATGCAGCAGGCTACGAAATCCGGTATGCTCTTGCGCTCAATCGCGAGGTGCTGCTCTCCTCCAACGAAGGAATAGTCGCCCGTTGTCAGGGTCGCCACCTTTGATTCCAAACGAGAGAACATCAGTGGAGTCTGCTCCCGGGTGTCGACAACCACGATAGGTCGTAGATTGGCGAGCATAGCCAGTCGCTTTCGCGCCGGATAGTTGGGTAATTCGTTTGTGCTCATGGTTATCACTTGGCTTCCGCCCATGTCCTTCCTGTGTGCGCTTCGACTTCGATCGGGATTTCCGGATATATGGCAGCCATGGCATCGCGCATGGCGTCCTCCATCAATCGTGAGACAGTTGCAGCCTGGTCCTCCTGGCACTCGATGATGATTTCATCGTGAACGGTTGAGAGAATCGCTGCGCCTTCCGGAAGTCGTGAAGCAATGAGAATCAGGGCCTTCTTCAACCCGTCAGCTGCTCCTCCCTGGACAGGCGTATTCAGGCTACCGGAAAATCGCTGCCAGAATTGCTCCCGCCCTTGAGGCATGAGACGGCGGCGCCCAAGACGGGTGCGGGTTTCGGTGAGGTCAGAGCCATTGGCCAGTTCCCGAGTACGTCCATGCCATTCGGCAAGTCCCCGGTAGGCTCGGAAAAAGCGGTCCCGGATCCGTTCGGCTTCGCCCACCGTCATATCGACGCCGTAGGAGGTTTTGGCATATTTCACGAGGCCCGGTGCGGATTGGCCATAGAGCAATCCAAAGTTCACCGCTTTCGCCAATTGCCGGTCGTCCTTGGTGACTTCCTTCTCCGACTTCCCGAGGACTAGGGCCGCCGTTCGGCTGTGCAGGTCGGCTCCGGAGCGATAGGCTTCGATCATTCGGGATTCACCGGCCAAAGCCGCCGCCACCCGTAGCTCAATCTGCGAATAGTCAGCGCAAACCAGCGACCGCCCATCGGGAGCAATGAAGCACCCGCGAAGTGGACCGCGCCCGATGTTCTGAAGGTTGGGACGTTTGGAGGAAAATCGTCCCGCCTCGGTACCGGTCGGGTCGAACTGTGCGTGAATGCGGCCATCGCCCTCCATTGCATCGAGAAGGCTTTGGGCCTGCTGTGCGGTTTTCTCCGCGCCACGCATCGACAGGGTCAAGGCTGCAGCGGGATGGGACTGTTCGGCAAGGATCGCCTCTGCGGTACTGCTGATGCCAACGCCTGCTTTTTGGAAGGCATCCCGCAACTGGTCAGGAGATCCCGGATTGAAATTCGTCTCAAGGGCTTCCTGTACCTGCCTGCCAATGGTGGTCGCCTGTGAGCGGTGCTCGTCACGGATACTCTCAAGGCCTGAACGATCGACCATGAACCCAGCCGCCTCCATTCGAACCACCTCAGGAATGAGGCTGGACTCTAACGCCCAGACATCCATGAGGGAGGACTTCTCAAGTTCCTGTTCCAGTCGCTGCCGGAGTGCATGAAGGTAAACAACATCGCTCGCAGCATAGGCCAATTGCTCATCGGTCAGTAACATCGCACCCCAGTCCGAAGCACCCTGATCCTTGGGCAGGTCGGCGATATCATACCGCCGCAGGACATCTCCCAAGGAATTACTCTGGCGAGTGCCTGCCGAGAGCAACCGCGAGGCTGTGAGGGTGCAGAAAATCCTTTTTGGATGAAGGCCGAGATGGTGGACCAGAAAGCCGAGGTCGAAGCGGGCATTGTGGATGACCAGTTCAGAGGATTCGATAACGCCGCCGAGACCGCCCAGGTCGTAACCGGTCGCCTGGAGATCGATTAGCCATGGAGCACGCCACGGCAAACCGAGGATAAGAAACCGGATATCGGACCTGCGAGCGTTCAAAGGATTTCGCCCGTAGGTTTCCAAGTCCAGGGCCAGCGGGTGGTCGGCCATGGCAATCTCTTCGGCGATGTCCTCAAATTCGCCCGAATCGGTGACGAGTTGCCAAGGCTCGAGGGTGTCCACCCTGGCCACCTTGTCCGCCTTTTCCCCCTCCACTACGTACGGGCGCGCGCACACATGTACGTGTTTATTTTCTTCCTCTACACTTACACACGTATGTGTATTTCTGCTTTTTTGTTTTTTCTCATGGTCAGCGGGCTGGAGAAAGGGGGACAGGGTTAACAGGGTGGACGTGTTTTTGGGGGCGGTTTCCTTTCTGATGTCCACCTTGTCGACCTTTGCCGGGTTCATTTTCAATCCCTGAAACAAATCCTGCGGATCGAAGGTGGTCGGGCGATTGGACTTCGTAAACTGAAACCTCCTCCGCTTGGTGTTGGAATCGGAGTTGTCCCGCTTGAGGGTGATGCCTCCCAATTCCCGCGTGGCGAACTTTCCGAGGATCATCCCGAAGCGCGTTTTGCCACTTTTGGTATCGAGATCCAGCCAATGGAACCAGTCGCAGTCCTCTGCATCCCGAACCAACTGAAAGATCTCATCACGGCGAATCCAGACTTCGGGATAGCGCTCATAACCGGCAAAGAAGAGTGCCTTCATATCCCGGGTTTCGGTGTCTCCGCTGATGTCACTGTCCTCACCCGCATCCGGTAGACACGGATCTCCAAGACCACAGGCGACCATGATGCCTCCGACGACCTCCGACCACGCAGGATAACTGGTGAAAACCTCCGCATCACAAGGGCGGCCCTTTGCCTGCCATTCCATGACAAAGGTCATCAGCGCAGAAAGCAGGTCAGCCCGATGTTTGCGGGTCCAGCTCTTCAGGTCCGTTCGCTCGAACTTCCGCTTGTTGGCATCCTCCTCAAAGAAAGCCAGGGATATCTTCCGGATCCGGTTGGCAAAGTCGGGCGTATAGGTCAGGCCGATGTTGGCCGAGAGGGAAAATTCGAGCTCATTTCCAAGGGTCACTTCCTGATTGTAGCCCAGGAGCCGGTCAGCCCACTGTTCGGAAGTGGTGATGTTCTCCAGCACATCTGAATTGAGAAAGCCACGGCAGTTGGCAAAGTGAACGCGCCTGCGGCCGCTCATCAGGGTTGCGGTGATTTTCTTCCGCAGTTCCTGGGAATCAGGTGGAATGGGAGCGTCCTCAATGTCGCGACCTTCATGAATGATGGCGTTGTTGCCGGCGAGGTAGTCCTTTCCGCTTCGCGGCCGGTTGGCCTCGTAAGCAAACAGTGGTACCCGACAGGTCCACCTCGGGTAGAGTCCCCGACAGAAGGGTGTGAGTGTGGCCGCAATGGCATGAATGAGGGCTTGCTTATCCCGAAAACAGAACTCCTTGAGTAACTCATGAATCCAGCCCTTTGCCTCCTCAAGGGACATGCGCCTCAGCTGAGGAGCATCATGGGCCAGCCATGACTTGAACCTTGGATCGTAACCGGGCTTCGGTGTCTCGATGGAACCATCCGGCATAAGGATCGGTATCGGCACATGAAACATGCGCTCCATCTCAGGGAGGCGGCTGCGCAGGTGTTCCGATTCAAGCAATACGGAGGCCTGCGCCTGGGACATGCTCTTCGCAGCGAAGCTGAATTCATCTGAGCCATCCTCACCGGGAGTCTTCACAAGGATTCCCACCTCGACATGGGTCTCAACGGAAGTAACGGCGGCTGCGGGTTTCAGGGGAACAAACAAAAGTCCTTCGCCATGCACCTTCCTGACCTCGGTCACAATGCCCGAGCGACTGAACCAATGTTCCTTGTACCGGAGGGCGTGACCTATTTCGGCGGCAAACTGCGAATCCGGGCGGTCCAGATTCGGTAAAAGGATCCGGGGGCGATTCTTCGAGCCCCGCTGGCCGGGCTCCCATACACGTTGTTGAGAACAAAGGCGGTCAACAATTCCCCGCTCGCGGGATTCCGCCCAATCAAGGAAATCCGCAAGGGATTTCTCGCCATGGCTTGTATGACTGCAGAAGAAGGAAGGCAGTGAGGGCGGTTTTCCCTGCCAGATGACCGATGATGAATCGCCGCAGTTCCACCGGTCCTTTGCATCGCTGTGCTGCTCCCGCCACGGACACCGAACGGTGTGCTTGCCATCCTCCCCACCAAGAGGCTGGCCATAGATGCCGAGGTGCTTGGCGAGGGCAACGATATCGAGAGTTTTCAGGTCGCCACGGAAGCGAGCCCACCAAGGCGGTTCCTTGCGCTTGCGCGTGCTTGCTTTTTTCTTCGGTGCCTCAATCGGCTGGTTGGAAAAGAATATATCCTCCAACTCCTTCCACTTGATGACGGGCGGCTCTCCCGAGACTTCCCAAGCATAACGGTGACCGGTTTTGTGAACCGAGGGTGCCAGGACGACGTTGCCACCGAAGAATATCTCAGCGGTTACCCCGTCTCCGAGAGTGCTGGTCAGCTTCTGGTTTCGGCCTGCCGCCTCGATGGCTTCCTTCGGAACATCCCGACACTGTATATGCAGATGACAGCCACCGGCGGTTGATTCCCTTGGCCATGACGCCAGCGCGGGCTGGTTGGACAACCATGCTCGGACCGAATCGCCTTCGTCCTTCTTTGAGTCGAGGTCGATAACGATATGAGGTGGCTTTACAACAACACCGAGGTTCGACGGAGCATTTCCGCCAAAGTGCTTCTCAAGGAAGGCATCATCGCAGTCGAAGAAATCGAGTTTCTTCCAACCGGTCAGCCGGGGTTTCTTTCCGCGTTCCTTTTCCGTTCCCTGATTGGGACCGTGGAGAGGATGGACAATCCAGCCGAATTCATCGCGGTAGTGACGGGCAGCGGATAAAATGGTTTCAAACGGTTCTAAAGGCATGGCGTGCTGAGGAGATAATCAATTGAATCGGGTTGATAGTCGGCGTTTTGAGGAAAGGCGGGGACCGCCCGACGAATCGGACAGCCCCCGGTTTTGTGTCTCAGCTTGCCTTGCCAAAATGTGCGCTTCGTCCGGGGAGAGTTGGAACCGGGTCCAAATGTCAGCAAAGGCTTCCTCGGTCTCCAGATCGACAAGCTGGCGAAGTTCCCGCATTTCCTGCGGGGTCAGATCAGAACGGCACGTCATCTTCTTCCTCCTCTCCGTAGAAGGATGTTTGGCGGGATGCCCCACCTCCCGCCGGTCTGGGCTGATTGGTCGCTCTTGGAGACGATGTGACCGCACCGCCTTCGGGCTCGATCTTCCATGCCTGGAGATTAACGAAGTAGCGGTTGTTGTATTCGTTGCCCCGCAGGTTGAAGGATACCTTGACCGGATCTCCCGGCTGGTAGTCGTCGAGCTGCACGCAACGATCCTTGGTGAATTCCAGCTTGATTGGCTGGGGATATTTGTCGCGGGTTGTCACGACAAACTCGCGTTTGGAAAACCCGCTGGCGAACTGCTGCTCGGGATAGATTTCAAGAATAGTACCTTTGATTTCGTATGACATGATGATTACTCGGAAGTGTTGTTGATTGGCCCCCGGCGTGAGCGGTGACGCGGCCAGGGATGATTGAATTTCAAGGTGCGCCACAAGGCGCCGAGACGGAGGTGCTCGGGAAGCTCCTCGATGGTTTGCCACTGTTTTCGCGACAGCGGTCGGCGCAGGATTGCGCGGGTGGTTCCGTTGAGCCGCATCTTGTCAACGAATCTGGAGATTCTGACGCTCCTCGAGGACGGCTCCCGGAACTTCATCACCGGCCTTCAGATCCTCCTTAATGGCCGATAGATTTGCCTCCCGCTTGATCCGCACGTACTCGTCGGGGAGTTCCTCTGGAGTCACGGTCAGTTTAACCCCTTCAGACCGGCGCCATCCGATTGTTGATCGTGTGTCCTTGAGCTTGAGCCCCGGTTCGATGAACTGCTCCAGATAACGAGTCAGCCATTGGACCGTTCTTTCAGCAGCCTGTTGGCGCTTGGCGAGTCGCGTTTTCTCGGTTTTGAGAGCCTCTGCCTCCGCCCGGTGATTCTTGATCATGGCGGCGATATTTAGAGCCTTGGCGTCACGTTCATCCTCGATCCCAGAAAGGGCCTTCTCGACCATATCCAAGGCATCCTCCGGGGTGACAGGGAGCCCGTCGGGCCCCTCCGTCACATCACCGGACAGGATTTCTTCCACCTTGGACCATAGCTGCTCGATCTCAAAATAGGTCTCGTACAGTCGCATAGTCAGCCCTCCGTGGATTCGAGTTTACCCTTCAGGAAAGCCACCGCCTTGGCGGCATTCTCTGGCGACAAGGAATCGAGGTTACCGAGCTTCCATCGGGTCAGTTGATCGTGGTCCCAGCCGCCCTGACGGATGACTTCAACCAGTTCGACCAAATGCGGTGCTGGGGCGTGCTCACTGTCGTAGACAACCTCAGGCCCAACCGGTTTCGCAGGTTCCGCAGGTTTCGCAGGCAGCTCCTCCGCGGATTCCAACCATTTCGCCAACTCTTCGCCCGTCTGCTCGGTGATCTGGAAAATCTTGTCCGTGAAGAGCCCGGTACGGTCCTTGGAAGTGGCGGCATTGTGCGAGAGATCCACGTCAAAGACAGTCGTGAATTCGTACTCGACGCCATCTCGCATGATGGGAGCGAGGCCGACTTTCTTGGGTGTGGCCTTGCCCTTGCCGTCCTGCTCGATGACGTAGTCGATCTTTGAGCGAAGGCAGCAAATGACATGAATCGGTGACTGGAGAACGGAGTTGAGGATCCCCTTGAATTGGCGACCCGCCTCGTTCCAGTTCATGAAGGAATTGCCACCTCTGCGATCCAGCTTGTCCTTGTATTCAAGGATGCCTTCCCAGAAGTGGGAGGCGGAGTCGATAATGACCACATCGTAACCGGCATCCACAGCGGCCATGATGGCCTCGATGAATTTCTGGTGGTCGAAGGGAGGAGTGATTTCGCAGACATCGAAGTCGTAGCGATCACTGTAGAGGGAGGCACTGCCATTTTCGGTGTCGATCAGGGCGACCTTCCCGTTGGGTCCGGCAAGGCCTCGGGCGAGGCGGATGCCAGATGTCGTTTTGCCGCTACCGGCTGGGCCAGTGATGGCGGTCTTGAGTTTGATTCGCTTGCGCGAGGCTTTCTTGAACACGGTACTATCCTTTGTTTTGATTTTTGTATGGATGGCACCGGGGACCTCCCCGATGCCGGGAAAGGTCATTTGCCCAGGTGCCGGCTCCGCAGGAGCGCGAGCTTGTCAACCTCCTGATCGGCGTTCTCGAAGCGCCGGATCTCGTCCAGGGTGAAGCGGTGTTTTCCAAGGCCCCGCATGGGCTTGAGCTTCTTGTCGCGCACCAGCCGCCTGATGCGCTCAACCGACACATCCCAGCGTTGGGCCAGCTCCTCAACGGACAGGCAGAACTTGTTCTGCGGATTCAGCTCAGCGGATATGATCTCGCTCAGGTCCTTTACCTGCCGGGAGAGCTGATCAATTTTCTGTTCGAGCGTCTGCATAATGGCAGTCGCTCGTGTCCCATATTTTTGCTGTTTTTAGTGCTCCCGAAGCTGTAAACCCTTCATGGTCAACACATGGGACACCTTCGCTTCTGTCCCGGAAATCGTCCCAAACACCTGATTCAGGGACGAAAAAGGGGAGGTCTTTTGAACCTCCCCGGGATGGGTGAAATGTATGCGGGAAATCAGCTGGATCCACGCAGGGAGTCGCTGAATTCCGCGAGAACCTCTGGCCAGATGTCGGGATCAGCTTCTTCCATGGCCTGCACCAGTTCATCAATGATGGCGGCCCTGTCACTTGATTGGCCGTTCACCTGATGCTTTGCGTAGGTCTCGTTAAAGGATTCCAGCTTGCGGGTTCCTAGGCGCTTGGACCTTACGGCCAGCATCCCATGCAGGCTTTCATACAGACCGCCCCTTGAGACGTATTCCTTGAGGCGACGGTCGAGGGTGGACTTGCTGGTGCCCAGCTTCTCTGCCGCACTGCGCACCGATCCATTCACAAGCAGGGCCAGAATGATCTGGAAGAAATCAGGATCGACCTCATTGCCAATTCTTCGCAACTGGTCGGACAGGCTGGCCCTCAGGGTCTCGATCTCTTCCTTGTAGCCTTTGATGTCCTTGCCCAGATCCTTAAAACCGCGCTCGATGGCGTGAATGTAAGGCTTGGCGGCATCCTCCTGAACCGCTGTCGTCGAGGTCAGATTGCGCTTAAAGTTCAGCCAGTCCGCCCGGGATCCGTTTTGCCAGGCCAACCGCTGAGACTGAAATTCAAAGGCGTGTTCTATCTCAAAGCAGTACCATCCTGCCCGGTGGATGAAATCCCTGAGCGGGGCTTTGTCGCCATAGGAGCTGGCAAAAAGAATGATTTGCTTCGGGCTGCGCACATCAAGGCAACTCATCAACAGATTGGGTAAGCTACTCGGATTGAGCCCGCCAACGAGCCGCACCTCGAATCGGTTCCCACCAAGTGACAGTTTTCCCACTGGAAGAATATTCGGCTGGGGCGGTTCTGAGCGGTCAGGCTCAAGTTCAAGAAGCCGTGCCAACTCCGAGCGTAACCGTGAAAAGTTGGGGTGATACTGGACCAACTCATCCGGGGCGAACTCTCGCCGTCTGCAGCGTCCCTCGTCGCAGACCCCAACGAGAGGACCGTTCTCATGTTCGACTACCCGATAGCTGCAATGCCGGCTCTTGGTGTGTTCGCAGCCGACCTTAGTGGCTCGGTGCGGCGAAGGGATAAGCCAAGGCTCAATCTCGACGAACCGGTCCTTCAGCACCTCCTGCCAAAGCGACCTCAGGAAGGCATGGCCAATTGACTGGTCAAGGCACTGAAAAACGGAATTCATTCTGGTTGCTACCATCGATCTGTCCTTCCTCAATAAATCCCCGACGCATGAGCCACTCCTCAACCAACGTTGCGTCACTGTCCCGGGTGTAGCGGGCCACATTCGGTTGCTTGACGGTGACAGACCGGGCAGTCGGGTTGTCATCGAAGCGCACCTTGAACGTCGCCCGTTTCAGTCTCCAATCCGCAGGAATCCGGAAATTATCGTACCGGAAGGTGGCGAACAGGTCGCGGGCCTTGCGGGTAATCAGTTCCTCATCAAACCGCATGACGGACGCCTGCAATTCCGTGAGCTTGATCCACTGGATTCCCGGCACATCAATGACATTGAGAGCTTCCTCACCAAGTTCCCGAAGTGGTTCCAGGGAATACTTGCTGGCCCCTGCAAAATAGTTGTCCCGTCCGAAAAGGTAGAACCCGAACTGTTTACGGTATTCGTACTGGATAGCCTCGGTCGGGGCGTTGATTCCAATCTCGTTGGTGAGCTGGTTGAAAACCACCACATCACATTTCTCAGGGCGGAATCCAATGCTGCCGCTTTCCCCATTGTCCAAGGTGGCTTCACGCCGGAAACGATCGCCCCTGCGGATCAGGAACCACATTTCATGCCCTCGGGGATATACATGCACCTGCGTTCCCCGCCCATGGCCCTTGGAATTGAAGAAGATATCCAGTGCCCGCTCCATCGATTGCAAGGTCTGATCTGTAGGGTAAGTCACCTCCTCCTCATCCATGGCGCTGAAATACTGGAAGGACCGCACCCGAAGCATCGTCAGCTCCGCGTGCTTCTCCAAAAGAGCTTCCGGATCCGTCATCCAGAGCCTCAGGGCGATTTCAGCCTGAGTGATTTCTCCGGCCACCGGAATCCCCAGCCTTCGCGCCTCTTCATCCACGGCAGCCAGGGCACTTGGCACGGACATGGCCTTGATGGCGAAAAGGGCATCAATCAGCTCCCGTGGGGTATCCGGCCCGGGTTCCATGAGGATCCGGCCAATCAGGCTCAAATCCAGATCATCGTCCAGTTGGACACCCCGGTTGAGAAGAAAATCCTCAAACCGATTAAGAAAGTTCCGCAGTAAAGCGGGGTCGATCCGCGACAGCGTGTGCGGGCGTGTAAATGTAGAAGTATAAAGCGTTGCCACTGAGGGACATCCTCCAAAAAAGAAAGTGCGTCATCTCTACTGACACTCTGCACCGCCGGTCAGTTTAGCGGGGCTAGCCTTGCGGCCGCTGGTCCGAGCTGGACAGCGGGTGGAGGGTCTCCCTATCCACCAGCGACGACCACTCTCCTGTACCAGGACGCACCGGCCTCGGGAGGGTTAATCGCAATAGAAAATGAACCAGCAAACGGCAAATGGTGGCAAGTGTTTTTAGTGCTAAATTGTTCACTATTTCCAAGTTGCTGGGAATCAATTGCTTTGGTCCCTAAAGGCAACGTTAGTAACATCATGTACGTAGAATTTGCTCAAAACTCCTTGGTTAGCTCACTCATCTAGTCTAGGAGATGTTTATGACTGATATTTGGAGCAAAGAAAAGCGCTCTGAGGTCATGTCCAAAGTAAGAGGGCATGGTAATAAAAGCACAGAATTGAGACTAATTTCCTTGATGAGGCATGAGGGAATTAAGGGGTGGAGAAGGAAGCAAAAACTGCCAGGAAAGCCTGATTTTGTGTTTCGTCGAGAGCGGGTTTGTGTCTTCGTGGATGGCTGTTTTTGGCACGGTTGTCCACGTTGCTACCGGCGTCCCAAAAGCAATCAGCGATTTTGGGACGAGAAGGTATTGCGAAATAAGCATCGGGATAGGAGGGTCACCAAAGAGCTAAAGCAAAAGGGGTGGAAGGTGGTCCGGGTTTGGGAGTGCTCTTTGAAAAAACGTCCGGGAACGACAACTTCCCGGATTCAAAGAGCGATGAATAGTAAGCAATAATCGTAGACCGGGCTTCTCATTGCCAAATTAGTTCTCTCCTCAACCATACCGGATTACAAAAACTGTTGCCCAATTCGGAGGATGGTTCAGGATTTTGCACTCGCCAAGACTGTCGTGTGCTAATTCAGAACTCAACAACCATGGATCCGTTTAATCAAGAAACCATTGAATCCCTTGTCGCCGCATCTGAGGGAATCCTTCAGAAACCATCAATAATTCTTGAGTACGAGGACTGGCTTTTGTCGTCTTCCACAAAGACAGCTAAGCGGAAAATACATGATATATTGCGAGGGGTAGAACGGGGAGACTTCCACCTCAATGGAGAAACAGCTGAATTGGTAGCAGCAACCGCATTGCTACAGGTTTTCACGCAAGAAGAGGTGGATTTAAAATTCGGATCGACACGATTCCCAGATGCCATCGTTAAAACTGACTATGGCGTTGAAATAAAATATATTGGAGACGGGCATGAAACACTCGGGAATAGCAGTGTGCAATCCGACCCAGGCGTTGAAGAGATTTATACCCTTGTATTCACAAACCAGGGAACTGTTGTTTTTAAAAAGTATGAAGAATTGATTACGGGAATCAAAGTGGATCATAATCCGCGATTTGGATTATCACTCTCACACGGAGAATCATTCAAAGACACAATAGGGATTTCTCTTGTGGAGTTCATGCGCTTACCTGACGAACAAAAGCACGGGATTGTTAGGGATTATCTCCGAGAGAAAAGCGGCGGTAGAGACTGGATGTGGTATTTAGGGGAACAAGATTCGCAGCATGTAATTGAACTCTTGGGGAAACTTAAGAGAAATTGGGAGTCAATAGATAGAGATGAATTAAGAATTGCCGTATTCGCACTGGCTTTAGACACGGTCAATCGCAGCAATTATGATGATTTAGTTTCGTGGGTCGTAACCAATTATGAATGCTATGGCCCCATAAAAGACTGCTTCACTGCGGGAGGAACGGTACTTCTCGAATCAAATCAAATTCGAGTTCCTAGGATCTTTTACCACTTCGATAATCTATTACCAAAAATCGTGCAGCGATTAATAAGTGATGGCATTGATCAAAATAAATGGATTGCGAATGCTACGGAGTGGATTGAAGCTAAAATAGATTCCCCCCAGAATGGGTTAAGTAGAGAGTCCGCTGATTACCTGTTAAATCGTATCCAAGTCCTAATCAATAGAGAAGCTAGCACTTAAAGATTTTAGACCAAACTAGCTGTATTTTGTGAGCCAAGTGATAAGCCAACAAAGGTGGCACTGCATTCCCGATTACTTTATACGCCTCAGAGCCAGAAACACGATGGGGACCAGTTTTATTTACAAAACTGAATGAATCCGGGAAAGTTTGTATTCTAGAGCATTCTCTCACTGTCAGCCGTCTTTCGCCTAGTCCTATATCAATTTCTTCACGATTAACACCGCCATGCTCAGCAGAAAGCCTTCTAAACTCAATATTGCCATGGTGCTCAGCTCGAATAGTTGGACCGATTGCATCTAACTTGATCTCCGACTGTCCCTGACAATGCCTCCCATACCATTTTGCTTTCGAATAGGTCTGTTGATCCGGGTCATTCGACTCCTCAGGCTCATTTAAGCCTCTAAAAGCCACCCTGCAACTTACGGCTGAAGACAGAGTGGAATTTGGATCCAATGAATGTGTGATCTCAGGGTATGGTGAAAGATCAATTGGTAATCCAGATGAAATCTTATCGAGAACGGACTTTCTTAGCGCGTCCCTTTTCAAGCCGATAAACACAACTCTCTCTCTGCTTTGCGGGACACCGTATTCGTAAGCCTTTAAGACAGGGACCTCGAGAACCAAATATCCATTGTCACTGATACTCTCAAAGTCCGATTGGATGATGCCTCTAGCGTCGGCGAGGCTGACAAGACCCTTCACATTTTCCGCCAAAAACATTTTTGGCTGTGTAATCTCGATGACGTGCCTCATCCACATGTAGAGCTTGCCACGGTTTTCCTCTGTCGGATTATCAACATTATTAAGTAAATCACCATGATGGCCTTTATGGGAATTGAATCCCTTACGCTTGCCCGCGACACTGAAATCCTGGCAGGGAAATCCACCGGTAATTATGTCGCAGCTTTTTGGCAAAACGCTGCTTCCTGTTTGATGGGACTTTACAATGTCGACTATACTCTCCGATCTAAAGATTTCAGTGTTGATACCGCTTCGGCTAAAGTTATTAATCCACGTTTTCTTTGCGGCGGGAAGAATGTCGTTTGCGAAAATAATCTCATAGGGCAAAGATTTAAGCCGAATGAAACCTGGCCTGGTTTCACTATCAACCCATGATCCATTCATCCTTCTGTGAATGGATTCTTCTAATATTTCGAAACCTCCTTCAAATCCCAAATCCATCCCCCCGCACCCTGAGAAAAGTGAAATTAGACGTAGTTTTTTCATATGGTAAATTTAGTAGTTAAATATAATTACAAAGTCTATATTTGATTTTATTTTTCGGCCAAATCAATACGCCTATGAGTTTGCGTTCTGGGTATTCCGCCTTGCTTTATAGATCCTTCGGAAAAATAGTGAGCAGCGGACCATGGGGGACATCCGTCGCCAGGGAAACACTCTGTCATTTGTGACTGGTCTTGTGACCCCGTAAACCTTGGAATATTCACTAAAATCCATTTGATGTTCTCTATCAACCCTCGTTTGGAGTTCACCTTAGTTGCGTCTCGAAAGTCCAGAATCCATTTCCCTTTTAAAACATCAGTATTTTGTTGTGGCCTGTTCAACCTATGCCTGGGAACGGTGAGTAATCGAAACGCATCATAAAGGAAATAACTGGAATCGTAATGCACAAAAAGGAAGCAAGCAGGATAGTGCAGGAATAATCTTCTAACCGCCAACTCATCCTCAATGAAAAGGTGGGGTTCCTCTTCCGGATCCAGCCCCCAATTCTTACAGACATAATGCTGCTTCTTCTCTTTGACTTCCAATCCAACCATCCAACCTTGGCAGTCGAACTCAAAGTCGGTCAAACACGTCGAATTTGTGTTGATCTTTAAGCCTGAGATTTCACCAGACTCAACCGCCAGCCCAAGACTTTTACGAATGTGCCGCTCAAAACTCATTCACGTATGTCCGATGGCGCTGACCATTCAGTGGATATTGAGGTTAATTCTCCCATTAGACCCAAATCGAAAGGGAATCTGATAAATTAGGAAAGATTTTTCCGTGAGTGTCCACGTTCACAGTCTCATTAAGACCGGAACCCTACGGGTCAGATTATTCTTAAGGTATTGGCAACCAGCAGTATAGCAGTCCATATTTGCCTGGCAGAGCATCATGAGACTTGCACTAAGGTTGGTTTCACCTTGAGGACACACACCAATCGGTCGACAGTGGATTTCACCGATTGGTTACTGTCCTAGTCTATCTGCACATTGCATTTCCAGCCCAACTGCTCCAGGCGCCATTGAAGGCAAGAGAGAGCCAAGTCCCCCTCTGCCTGGACCAGCAGGGAATCATTGCCCGGGCAGGGTCCGTCATAAAAGACCAGCTCTCCAACCACTTCGCCATTGGAATCCACAAGATCCGGACCAATATCCATTCCCTCAAGGAAATGAAAAGCGGTGGCGGTTGAGGACTCATTGCGGAGCCAATAAGCATCAAAATAGGTCTGCTCGCACATGCTTTCGCTCAAGTCTGATTTGGCCAGTCCCCACTCCTCATCAAGAAAGGACTTCGTCAGTTCGCGAGGCCTGTACCCCTGGTACTCCAGAAACCATTCTCGCCATGTGGGAATATTCTCCGGTCCTGAATAGGGATCACCTATATGGAGCGTTCCAAACTCGTCGGCAATGATAGTATGGTTTGGTGATGGGAAAGCCTTTAACAACGGTCGATGCTCACGCTCGAGGAAACGCTCCGCATCCAATAGGAAGCGGGAAGGCAAGTAAAGGGCTCCGGTTGCCATACCCAGAGCGCGGAGGAAATAGCGACGATCCACAGTCAGTCCTCCTCGGTGGGATTGGTTGAATCCGGGGCCATTGGGAGGCGCATCCGTAGCTGCGCGCAAAATAGCTCCTCAACGGTCCTGGGTGGTCTTACGGGATCCCTTTCTGTATTTTCCGGGAAAGGGATTAGCTTTGGATCCGAAGAAATGGGATCCTTCCGGGGAAACTGCTTTCGGTTGTCGCAGCTCATGCCGCCCTCCCTTCCTCGAGAAGGGATTGCAGGCAAAGGTCACGACGGAGACGGGCCTCAATGAGGTCCTGAGTACCGAGACTACGACGAACGCGCTTGGCGGTGTAGTCGGTCAGGTGAACCGTATAGTGGATCCACCAGGTTCCATTGTTCAGGTAGATGTGGTGATTCGGATTCGACGAATCGATCCGGAGGGCAGCTTTCATTCTGGGTGCTTGATTCATTTTGTGCTGTGGTTAGTGCACCCCGACCGCCCGGACATAAAAAAACCGGGCACTCATAAGAGTCCCGGCAGCTTTGCATCGAACGGGAGAGTGCTTGGATTCAGTTTAAGACTGCGCATCCCAGCCAGGATTGGCTTTGCACCACCGTGGCGACTCTCGTTGCCCGGTTGGCGGCCCTGCAGCGAAGCAGAGCTCTCTATGGATGCTATTCTAAAGAACTACCCAGAAGTATGGCACAGCGGACATGGAGGTCAATGGGTTTCTGTGTCATAG